GATTGTAAATTAGTTTCATTAGCTAATTTAGGGTCAGAAATAAATTTATCACCACGTTTAGCTTTAGTATCACATATTAACTTACTTTTAGTTAACCACCATTCTACTTTAACAGGATAGTGTTTTGATTTACTAAATGTAGTAGAATAAGCTTTATGATAAATTGTAATTGTGTCTTGGGCAAAGACATTTGAAATAAGTAATAAAAATAATAATAATATTCTCATAGATTAATCTATAAATGTTTTATCTAAAGCTTGTCCTTCATAAGGACCTGTTTTATACTCGTAAACCAAAGTATTGTCTTCTAGTATTAAATAATTATGTCCTCCTTGAAGAGTAAAGCTTGCATCTCCTGGTTCTAAAATACGCTCAGCAATAATAGTATCATCTAAATCGTAGAAAATACATTTTACTTTGCCTTGAACTACAATCCAACTCTCTTGTGCAATTACATCTCTTGTTCTCTCTTTCCAAATATGTCTGTGAGGTCTAAAAGTTTTACCCTGTTCCATATTGAGGATAGAACATTGAATAAAATTCTCTTCAGAAACGATATCTTTTCTTCCAGGAGCCATATCTTCTTTTCGAACGATAATGTGAAGTAAAACTTCAGTCTCATGCTTACTGTAAATATTTTCCATGCTATAGTTTTATCCAAGTTTCAGGGATCAGATCTCGTGTATCTAGATCTATTCTTGCAGGACCGAACCACTCCTTAGGTGCTATGACTATTTTATTTTGATTTTGATTAAGCCATGCTCCCCACCAGCTGAAAGTACTATTGGCGATAATATTATGATTACAGTATGACATTAGGTATAGATCGATATAGTCTTCTTCTCTTTCAATATAAGTAATATCTTCTGATTCTCCAAATACTCCTTTACAGTAGTTTATATCATCACTAAAAATTACATAACTATCAATCTGAGTATTTGAAGTTAGATACTTGATTGCTCTTGTATAGTACTCACTACTTGCAATCGGATGATGGTTAGGCAAGTTTACATAATCGCCTCTCCGTATATGAATTGATAAAGCATTACAGCTTAGAATTTTTCTGTATTTATCTTCAATATACTTTTTTATCTGATCGGTAGGAGAAAATAGATCTAGGATTAATTGACGGTTATGAGCAAAATATCTTTCAGATTGCATATAACCTCTATAGATAATATCATCATGTGATTTGAGATCATGATATCCATAATTCAATTCTAGATAAAAAAACTTACTAGCATCAATATCTTCTCGAGGTACCTTAGAAAAAATATTATGGTGATAGTTACCAAAAGAAGGATTCTTAATTTGAGGAAATGTAACTTTAAGGTTATTATCATAAGCATGACTATACAAAGCTGCTACCTGAAACATTTGGTTACATAATCCGAAATTATACTTACCGTCTCCTGGACCTAAAATATCACAGGTTATGAATCCTGTCATAGACTTTCTGCTTTGTTCTAATAATCGCTTCTGTTTCTTTTTGTTTATTCAACCCTAATTTAGCTTCATTCATTTCATTCTCTCTATTCAAAATCAAGAGTATGTCATCTGTTTTAATAGCTCTTTTATTCCCAGCCATTTCAAGCATAGGAAACATAAGCGCTAGATCACTCGCTTCAGTATAAATCTTACCTGTTCTAGGATCTAACAGATCGTTCCTATCGACTTTTTTAAAAAGGCCTGCTTTGTAAGTCCGTAAGTGACTGGATACAAAAGGATATTGCTTGTAAGCATTTGCATCACTTACTTCATTCGGAATAGAAAGAGATGCGTGTCCGCCTAATTGTCCGCTTGGGTACATTTGATAGTTACCATAAGTCAGCCAACATTGTGTGTTATTGTAGACGCTATTTAGATACTGTAAAACGAACACTGAAGCTAGCCAATCGTCCCCGTCTATATTAACAATGATATCTTCATCTGCAGGATTAGCATAATCGAAGGCTTTAACAATATTTTCTAATGGGGATCCGGCATTAAATTCGTTTTTAAAAATATGAAACCTGGTATCTCCAGCTATCTCTTCTATCAACCTCCCTATAGTATTATCTGGAGATGCATCATCAACAAAATACACCTCGAAGTTTTTATAGGATTGAAACTTAAGCATATTAACGTACATCTCAATCCATCTAGAAACCTTATATGCTGCTGTAAGAATAATAAATTTATTCATAGTTAATCAAAAAGAACTATACCTGTTCCGCTAAAATGTCCTAAATTAGTAATGTCTTTTTTTTCATAAGTTATTTCATTCCAATAACTTACCATAGCATCATTTAAATAAATGTCATCGAGAAGTAAAATTCCTTTCCAGTTTATTTTTTTAAGATATTCATAAACGGCGTTTTCAAAAGGACCGTCATGAGCTGTATCTAAAATTATTATACTACTTTTCTCAAACAGTTGAATCTTTTCAGTATCTAAAATATTCTCTACATAAAAATAGCAGTTATCAGTAGGCTGATTTACCATTCTTCTATCAACTAGGTCAAACGAATGAACAGTATTAGTTTTATTTGATGCTAGTGCTAAACATGAACATCCTATGTGAGTCCCTAGGTCTATAATAATTTCATTACTAACTAAACTGGCAATATTTACTAGCAGTCTATAATGCTCTCTTCCTGCTTTGTCAGTAAAAAAATTCCTATAATTATGATCTGTAATATTCAAGGATAGTTCCTCTACTTCAACATTATTAATTGTTTCAGGTGTAGTACTAATAATTGTTTCGTAAATTTTTTTTAGAATCATTTTGTATAGTTTTATACAGTTCTATAATAACCTCCTATCTGGAATTTAGTTTTAGTATTTATAGAACCATACTCACTTGGCTTGTATCTAGAATAAGTCATAACCCTAAAGTCTACACTAACTCGGCACTTACCTGTTATATTAATTTTATTTCCATGTCTTAGATTGGCACCATCCCACTGTACCAATTCTCCATACTTACACTCTATAGGTAGATAATCCCCTTTATCTTCTTCAGATTCTACCCAAATAGTATTAGTATCGAAGGCCTCAGTAAAAGGTAAGAAGAAATTATCTTCATCTACTTCTCCTGCCCATTTAACGTCTCTATAATTTTTATCCTTATGAAACTCTCCAACGGCAATATTATTAGGGTAAGCAACTCTGAAGGTAGGAATTGCTTGATATACTATCTGTTCGCCATATAAAGGTTTAACTACTTTAAGAATGAAACTATTGTAGAGCTTTTCGAATGAATCTGTTCGCGCCCACTCGTAGAAAGCTTTATGGTACTTTGTACTTTGATCATTCTCTCTCTTGAAAACATCTACTTCATCATTTAATAAAGCAAGATCATTAACCTCAAATAGTTTTTCAATAGCTTCTTTAAATGGAAAGGTAGTAGTATCGTAAGTTACTGTAGTCATATCACTTGTTTGAAAGTATATTAAAAAATTCTATCATTCTTTGTTTCCATGTATGCTTTTCAAGACATATTTGATTTGCTCTTAATGCTAGCTCCGCTCTTAGATCAGGTTTATCTAAGTAAAAGTCAATAGCGTCTATCCAATCCTCTTTCGAAATATAAGGAATAGCCCCGTCAAAAACATTTAACACCTCGGGATGATCGCTTATTTGGAAATTATTACTTAATGCTATTTCATAAACCCTAGTATTAAAATCTAACTTAAATCCTTCTTGGTCTAACTGCTCTCTTTTTTGTTGGTCGTAATGGAAGTTCAAATTTACTTTGGTAGCGTTATATACTTCATTTAAAAAAGAGTATTTAACGGTAGGATAGTTTATACCTTTATAATAGAAGCCTCCAAAGAAACCCTTATAACCTCTATCGATCACAGGAAATAAATAAACATCTTGATATCTATATCCATGTCCTTGGCCTCCGAATCCTCCTACAAAGCTTACATCGTAGGTTTTACTAAATTCGTTTACAGTTTTATAGTAAATACTTTGAGTAGCTGCTAGAGGTAAGAATGCTACCGGCAGTCCATTTTCTTCAAACTTCTTTTTAACATATTCATGCTTCATAAATGGCTCTATCCAAAGATCTACTACCCCTTTTAATCTTAAAAAGTAATCTTTAAAGCCAGAAAAATTAACAATAATTTTAGTGCTTGGATGTTTGTCTTTAAACGTTAAAACAGGTATTAACATCTCAGGAGTTATTCCCATAATAACTAAGAGATCTGGACTTTCTGGAAGCTCGTATGCGTTTAAGTCATATTTAAATTCAAGAATATAAGGTTCGTGACCTAGGTTTTCTAGTCCTTCATACCATCCAACTCCTCCAGGAACGAAATGATCTAATGATTCATATATTGCTACTTTTAAACTTTTCATTAAAATGTATTATAAAAAGCATTTTGACTTTCTTGTCTCTCTATTCCTTTCTTATGTATTAAACAAAACTCTTCAGTTGCAGGAAGCATAACATAATTACTATGTCCGATAATTACTTCATGTACTTTACTTACCCAGCTAATCTTCGGGGAATTTTGGAGTATTCTTGTTTGGTAATCAGGGAAGTTAACATAGCCGGTATCGTTTACATGCCATCTCCATTTCTGAATATGCTCTTGAGTTAGACCTTCTACTAAATTTATTCTAGGTACCAAGAAAAGATCTACAGTAGGATTTGCAGCTAATATTTCAGGTAAATTCAATAATAATTCAGGGTATAGATATTCATCTGCATCGATCTGGAATATCCATTCTCCAGTACATTTGCTCTTCAGATTATTCTTGAATGCAGCAAAGTTGCCCTTCAACGGAAACTGCCATAGTGAGAATGCCGGATACCTGCTTATAACTTCCAATACCTCTTTAGTTACAGAAGTATCAACTTGAATAACTACCTCGTCTACGTCTCTGATACCTCTATCTAGCTGATCAAGTAGACGAGCTAATTCCTCGTGCTCGTTATGAGCGGTAACAGCGTAACTTATTCTGAACATTATTCTTGATTAAATACTCCAATATAATCACACGCTTCTATAAAATCACTTCCAAAGTGCTTGATTGATTTAGCATCAGATTTATAGGATAAATTTTTATACTTCGGTTGCTTTTTTTCTTCCTCGGTTAAAGGAATTACTTTAATAGCCGACCATTGCGTTTCTTCTTTAGTCTTTCCATTCAGAAAAACAGTGCCTCTATCGGATATGTTGATACTAATTGGATACCATACTCTCTGTTGATTATCTACAAATTTAGTATCCTTATAAAGTTCAGGTAGAGTTTCTTCGTATTCTTCAAAATTAAACTCTCCTTGCTTCATTAAATCGTTAGTCTGAAAGCCACATCCCCAGCAGAAATAATTAAATTTAGTTTCGTTTATGGGTGTTACGTAGCAGCCGTCGCATCCACATTTAGGGCATATTATCATCTGATCAGTCATTCAGTAGCGTTTTATCTTTTAGAAGTAGATTAGTGTTAGTAGAATGCCAAATCTTTATAGGTTCGGGCATATCTGATGTTGCATTAGGCTTAGGACTATAATCAGGAAAAGACAACGTGTCTTGTACTTTATTAAGTTCTTCTAGAATAGTATCCCATTGCTCGGGAGTAATATTGTACGAATTAGCTGCTTTAGAAAATCCTTTTAACCAGGTAGTAAATTCTTTAGATGTCATAAAGTTAATTTTGTAAGTTTAGGAAGTTCAATTTTTTTTAGCTTAGGTAATACTATCTCTTTTTGTTCAGGTACGTAACGGTTTAAATATTCATTTAAAACTAAGACCATGTTGTCCCAGTTAAATTCATTTTTAATTTTATAAGCTTGCCTCTTAGCAGGTCCTTCAAATTTACTATAATTTTTATAAACGTCAACTAAAGCTTGGGCAGCTGCAGAATGATTGACTGAGAACCAAGATGAGCCTTCTATAATTAGCCCTTTTGCAAATGCTGAAGGATGTACGGGAGTTATTTCTCCTGGGAGAAGGATGCTAAATTCAGGGTTCAAAAAATCAGTATGACCGGACCATCCTGAAGCGATTAAAGGTTTTTTAGATAGACTGAATTCAGCTAATGGTCTACCGAAGCCTTCTCCTTTAGTTAGAGATACGAAAGCCTTCACTTTTGGATGATTATATAAATTGTTAATCTCCTTATCATCTAAATCACCGTGTACGAGATAAATATTTGGAAGTTTTTTTGCTTCTACGCTTTCTCTAATTATATCTATTTTTCTTAATACCTCATCTCTATCCATTATGCTAGCACCAGCTTGAGAAGTTTTTAAAATCAAGGCTGGTTGTTCTTTTTTATCTTTAAACGATTCTAAAAATATCTTAATTAAAAGACTCGTATTCTTTCTATCTTCGCCGAAGTCTCCTGGGAGCCAATGCCCCACAAATAAGTAACTAAATTGCTCTGAAATACTATTTAGATTATTGACAAGAGGAGTACACTCTAATTGTTCTTTAGGGATATAAAAATACTTATTTAAATCTACACCTTCAAATAATATCTCTACAGGGGCTTTTATTTTAATTATTTCAACTACAGCGTTACTATTTTTATCCCTCTGCTCATAAGTAGTACTTTCAAATACTTTTTTAGCATGATTAGAAGATACTAAAACTAAATTCATTTTATTACATCCTATAATGAATTCGGGGTCGCATACAGTAGTCTCTATTCCGGCAGTTACTCCGATATTTACTTTACCTACAGGCTGAAATTCATTTGGAACCGTAATCTGTATCCATACATCTGGTTGCTTAGGTAACTGATTGTTTATTAAAAGAGGTTTCATCCATCCCCACTCCTCTAGATTATCATCTATAAAACCCCAAGGAGTACTACCCCATCTCTGAGACATAATTTTTATATCCCATTGATCTTTTTTTAGTTCGTAAACTGCTTTTATAAAATCCCTCGCTCTTGCTCCATAACCGCTATAAGTATCCGGCGGAGCTGAAATAACACAGAACTGCTTCATTTTAATAAGTTAGCTTATGTATAATTTTTTTCTTAGGTAATTTTGATATCTTAATAAATTCGTGACTTGGTCTCGGCTTCCATTTAGCAAAAGTCTCTTCAAGTGTATCTATAACATTTTTACACATAGCTCTAGCTGACATCATAGATTCGTCCGAAGTTACCCATTTTCGAGCTTCCGCTCCGATAAACTTACGGAAATTCTCGCCTGATTTATAACAAGCAGATATTTGAATAGCGATATCTCGGAAGTCGGCTTTGTCGTCAAAGATATACGGAGTAGGTACGGACCCTACAAGACTAATATTGCTAGGAAATATGGGGAATGCCCAATTGCCGTGAGTCTTATAAGTTCCGAAATGATTGCTACAAAAGTTTTCGTTAAACTCTATCCAATTGCCTTGCTTATCTTCAAATCTAATTTGATCTTGCATTCCTCCGGTAACTGTTGCAATTATAGGCCTACCACACATCATACCTTCAGTAAGCGACAGTCCCCATCCTTCATTAGAAGAGACGAGGGCTACTACGTCACAGCAGTTATATAATATATTCATATCATAAGGAGAGTTTCTATCAGTAGAAAATACTACCCTATGTCTCTCAGGATCACATAACAGCTCGATAACTGCCGGAAGATCGGTTCCGTTATCATCTACAGGCTGTGTGTGTAGGAGTAATGCACATTTTTTAGCTTCTTCTAGAGGCAACTGATTGCAAAATTCAACATAACCTACTATCAAATCAGGTACACACTTCCTTCTAATATTTCGCGCGTTATAAAGAATAACGAAATTAGGTTGATTTTCTCCAAAAAACTTCTTTTTCTTCTCTTTAACCTTACTATAGTCTTCTGTCATTTCAGGAGTAATGGGATAGAATACTTCCTCGTTGATACCGTGAGGAACATATTTTATTACTTTGTCCTTAGCTTTTTCTCCAAGTACTAGCTTATTAATATTAAAAGTTTGCTTTGAGATAGCCATCAATGCATCACAAGATTCATAATAAGCTTTATTATAGAGAGGTGCAGGTAAATCGTCCCATATATTAAGATATACCATTGGTATTTTCTTTCTTACTTCATTCTCTATCTGAAAAAGCCAGATCCAATATCTAGGATCAGTAAAGAAAACGATAGCATCAGGCTTTTCGATTTCAATTAATTGACGTAAGATCTCTTGAGATCCATAACCTGAGTGAGGATATATAAAAACCGAAGCATCTTCGATCTTCGCTAAAGTGTTTGTATCTGCGCATAAATCAAGTTTTTTACCTGCTTCTGGGTGTGTAATAGCTGCGCCTAAGTTAACCCAGTTTAAGCGATGAGAGGTTCCGATAACTATCTCTTTAGCCATTGTAGATATTCCAGAGGTAAATCGAATATCGTCTGCAAGCAAAAGTATTTTTTTTCTCTGCTCTTTTGGAATATAACCTTCTTTTGACATGTAATTTATAGATTTATATCTTTCACTTTTTTAATTGCTTGAGACAGTATATTATCATAGTATAATTCATAGAACTATAATTAAAGTTTTCGTATAATTTTAAATAATTTTATAAGTTTCCAACAAAATATATAACAATCTCATGCCTATTTTTGAATACTTAAACTTATTCTGTTGGTTTGATATAACGAGCACTTAATTGATTATTAATAGTTCTTTTGAAGTCTTCGTTTGTAAGGTAAAGGAACATAGCTCTTTCTAAAAGATTTCTCATTGTAATCCTATTCTTTAAGCCCTCTTGCTTAAAGGCTTCAAATAATTCATCTTGAAGCCTGACTGTTGTCAGGATATCTCCTTTTTTGCCGATATGCATATACTTGGTTTATTAATAAATAGTACGATCTATATCTAAAACTATATATCACTAGTTGTTTTTTCTGTCGCAAAGATCTGGTTTATCGAAATAGGGGCAAAATTTGCACTTAGCTATATTTTTAAAATAAATCTTTTCTTGATACCCTCCTTCTAAATTAAAGACATCATTTACGAAACTTTGAAAATCTTCAAAAGCATTCTTTACTTTCCTAATCCCGTGTGGGGGTATAAACTCCTGTACTCTCTTAGGGGCAAACTCAAGATTCTCATTGATTTTTCTACGTACTATAAAAAACTGTATGTCTATCTTATCTTCAGGAACATTGCGTAAAGCTGAGAAAAACCGTTTATACAAAAGAATTTGATTAATTTTAGTTTGATCTTTCTTCTCGTAGTCAGACCAGCCTCTTGTAGAAGTCTTAATATCGTAAATAGTATACTTATCGAGAATTTTATTATATATAACGAGATCAATGAAACCTTTCATCTTAACGAACTTCAATTCTTCTACAATAGTCCCGTTAATAGGAATCTCTATACCAACGAGCTCGTGATTCTTTCTCTTAAAAAATAACCCTCGCTTTCTTTTAATAAAATTTAATATCGCTACTGCATCGTCATTGAACTCGCTTAGTTCTTCAGGATTTGAGAAATGGCTTACTACTGAGTTCTCCTTATATAATTCTATAAACCTAGTTTTAAAATAAGTAGGTAGATCGATCTTATCTGCTGCAGAGATCGATACCTCGAACATTACCTTTAAATAGTTTTGTAATGTTTCATGGAAGGCTGTACCGAAAATTAAATGTACTGAAGGCTTAAAAGGTTGTAGCTTTTTAACATAAGATAGGTACCATTGGTGTGGACAAGTCTTATAGATTTGATATTGAGAAAATGATACAGTTTTATCTTTTGTCATATAACGCTCTTATTTTATTACCTAACTCTTGATCGTTAGGGTACTGTTTAACTAAATCCTGAACAGTATTAAGAGTCGTTATTTCTTTCTTTAAGTATTGAGCGAAATCTAAAGCTTCTTCATAAGCATGCTGAAGCATATTTTCGTGATTATTTTGACTAAGTGTTGAATTATACTTTTTCCAACCTCTATCAGCTCTACTGTTTAAATCGCTAATAACCGCTTTCGTAATACTATCCTCAGGTCTTCCAGGTCCGTTTGTAATTGTAATAGCCCCTAAATCTCTATTCCAAGTCATTAGCTAAATTTTTAGGTTGAAACTCTTTATTTACGTATCCGCATTTACTACAAGCAAAACTCGGAATAGGTATAAGAGCGTCGCTGTCAGTACCGGCAATGAATTTGCTTACTTTTCGTAAGAAGGTTACTTGCGTAAATTTATCATTTCCACACTCGTCGCATGTAATGGAAATAGTCTTATCAAGAGATATGTTAAGATTCACTTGCTTTTGCAGCATATTATCTAGTTTATACTTTTATTATAAGAAAAAAGTTACTGCTCTTCAACTTGTTTTTTATTTTTTGTTAGTTAATTTATTTTCTAATCTATCAAAACGTGAATCCATTTGACTGTAAATATCTCTTTCAACATTATCAACATGTCTAGATACGTTTTGAATTTCAGTATTAATTATTCTGAGAATGTTTTCATTTTCACGAGATAATAACGTTTCTAGATCATTAACTCGTATTTGTACTTTATTTACCTTAACGAATGCGTAAACAGCAACTATTGCCGTAGCAATAACCACCACAGACGCTATCCCTAAAATGAATGATAGTGTTTCCATAATTTGTCTCTCCTTATATGTCAAAGAGCAGTAACTTGGAACAGGGGAAGGAATCGAACCTTCACGCCTTGCGGCAGACTTTCGTCTACGTCTAACCTTCGGCGGTCATATGCCCGCTCTTTTTCGCCACCCTGTTCGTTGACTCTACTGGAATCGAACCAGTCACCTACTGATTATGAGTCAGCCGCTCTCACCAACTGAGCTAAGAGTCAGTATAAGGTGACTATACTGGAATCGAACCAGTGGCACGGCCTGATTTAGGGCTTGCTCTAACCTTCTGAGCTAATAGTCACTCCGTTTTGTAAACGCTTTCAAACCGTCTTCAGTATACTAATATAAGTATTTTATTTTAAATTACAAACATTTAAATAAAAAAAAAGAGTTTACAGCAAATCTCTTCTCTTAGATAGTGGCGTTTTCCTTTTTTGCCTCTTTGGTAGCATACTTTATACCCATAATTGTTCCGACTATTGCCTCTAACCTGCTTACCAACTCCTCTTTTGACAGATTTTTCATTTTTCGTCGCTTTTGTTCTTATTGATAAACTTGTCGACTGATGCAATACCAAAAGAGCCGAGAACTATTATCATAAAACCATCAAATACAAATTCATGTATAGGCATATCTTTTCCCATTACTCCTGTAATAATATCTATTACTAGAGTAATTACCATCATAATAAATGCACCAAATCCTACAACTGCTTTTTCATTAATTGTGTTGCTGTCATCAAACAGCGATTTAAACCATCTCATACTCTTGATTTTTGATTATTATTAATGACTATTTGTATGTAGTGTTATTTTTGATTATTATTTAGCTTGCTACATAAACTTAATTCTTATTTTTATACTGCAAACGATTCTCCGCAACCGCAGGTTCTATTTGCATTTGGGTTTATAAATTGAAATCCTTTACCATTTAATCCATCACTAAATTCTAATTCAGTGCCAAATAAATATAATAAAGATTTCATGTTAACTAAAATTTTTACGTTCTTATCTTCAAATAATTCATCACCTTGTTTTTTATCCGTATCAAATTCTAATTCATAAGTTAAGCCTGAGCAGCCTCCACCTTTAACTCCAACACGAAGATATGGTTTATTGAATCCACTTTGATTTATTAATTCATGGATTTTTTTACTTGCTGTTTCTGTTACTGTAATCATATTAAAAATTAAACCCAGTTCCTAACCAAAACGTCTTTCTAAATGGGTCATAATCTGCAGAAATTGATACAAATTTATAATCATGAGTAATTCCAACACTTGTTGAAACGTAATTGTCTATAAAGTTTTTAAACGAGTATCTTCCATTATTAGAAAGTATTTTCAGCTCATCATAAAACTGAAAATTTTCCTGCTCGTTTCCTATACCAAATGATAAATTAACACCAAAATGTTTCATTTCCCTTCCTACTCCAAAATATACTGACCATCCTTTAATTATATCTACTAATCTCTGGTCATTCCAAACTGTTGAAGCATTATAAAAATTCACATTTGAGTGATTATAAAATTCAGAGCGGTCACCACTCATAATTTTGTTAAACTGCCCTTTTAAATAAACGCCTTTTCCAATTGTAAACCATGCTCCAAGTTCATTATTCGTTGATAAATTAATACCAACTCTAACTTTATTTTTTTTACTAATAATAGTATCTCTTTTACCATTTAAATGCTGAAATATTTTTGCAGGTTTTTTATATCCCCATCTGTCGTATACATTCCAATCATAAACATTATTGTAGAAATATGGAGCTCCCCATCTACGCCATTGATTCCATCCGCCAATTCCACCCCACATCGGTGGAGAAGGCGGTTTAAAAGTGTTTTGTTTAGACCTATATTGTTCTCTTTTTATTTCTTGTTTATCGAAACTTTCGGTGGTTGTGATTCGCGATGTAGCAGTAGTTGATTGTGAAGAAATATTATTACGAATTGATAATTTCTGGTCTTTTTCAGTTTGAGAAAAAGTTGAAAATTGTAATAAGAATATTAAAAAAACAAATAAAATACATTTTTTCATAATACTTTATTTAACTATGTATCATTTTTGTTACCTTTTATAGGCCCGGTCTTTAATTTATTTGAAAAATTTCCTGTATATACACCAGTAGGTTGTACTACTATAAAGGTGCTTAATGAAAAAGATATAGATGTAAGTAACGTTTTCATACTCTTTTACATCTATAAATAGTGGAGGAGACGGGAATCGAACCCGTGTATCCATAAGGAACAATAACACCAGCGTATCACATGCTTAGATCTGCAAGCTGATCAGTAGTTGGGGCCACTAGTTTTGGTTAGCGTGCCTTCCACCACCTAATTTTACTCTAAACTAGGAAACTCACGGCTCGCAATATGCGTCCGGATGCCGTCTCTATAGCGTACGACTCGCTGCTGTTCTGTTGCGAGGCTATCAGCTGCCCCAAGCTTACTAAGCCGCGTATGCGTACTCTTCAGCACCTACAAATGCCACTAGGTCATCATAGGTCATTGTTGACATTTCGTCATTTATTGTTTGAAAATTTGTTTAAAGGCGACATATCCAAACGCCTGCATGTAGTATTACCTTCACATTACGGAGCAATACCTGGACTCCCCCATATTATAAAGAACTAACTATAAAGCAAAAGATATTGATCCTGCGTAGCCTTAGCGGCTGATTATTAGATGAAATCTTTTTACTTTACCTTTAAGGTTGAAGCACTATCACCTGAACCTGGTTGTAGGTCAGCTGTAAATCCTATAAATGTACAAATGACTTGACCACCTTGACCTTGTCTATTTGTTTGAGACGTATTTATTTGTCCCCATTTATCAGAACATTTTACAGGATAGGAAGGATTACTACATGCTGGAGGTGGTGAATACTGTCTGTATCCCCAATCACATTGGTAAGGGAATACACCAGGAATATTTACACATTCAGCAAAAGTAGCACCGTTTGTTGAACCAACGAATGGCTTAAGTTTTCCTGTGTTATCTTTATATCCGAAATCCCAAAATGCTCCGAAATTTGGAGAAAGGACGGAATCTACTCTCGGACCGAATGAAGTTACGTTTTGTTGTAGTATGGAATGTAGTCCATCAACACATGTGATATCAAATGATTCGCCCGCACCTGTTAGCTCACCGTTTTGCCACCATGTATTTACCGTAAATTCGAAATTATTAATACCGAATGGATAACCTGCAGCTTGTGCAGCTGTACACGCTTGGTTTTGAACTCCCCATGTAACGATAACACCAGTTAAAGCGGTTGTATCGCCTAAGTGATATTCAATACCTTTTTTAGCCCAAAAGTTACCAACATCTGATTGACTGTTGAACATGTTCGAAGAGTCCATACCAAATAGACCAACAATTGATTCTCCTGCTTGGAGGGTAACCCACACTTGAACTGAATCAAGTTGTGATTTGTTTACTAACACGACATCAGTGTATTGTGTTGTATCTACTGTTGGTAATGGTTGAGGTGGAGTTGGAGTTGGTTGATTCCAATTCCATAAAATTGCTCCTGCTATGAGAGAACCAATTCCGAGTGCAATTAAAATTTTTGCAATTTTTTTCATGATTTTATTTTATTTTTATTTTATGTGTAATTATTAGTTATAAATATATAAAATTAGACTAAAAAGTAAAGATAAGGCTTGTAAGGTGTCAAGGTATTACAAGAATATAGATGGTTGCTAGAGTTTACGATATAATTTACCTGAATTGTGATAAAGCTTGTTTTAATTGCGATTTTGATATAACGCCGGAATTTCTATATAAAACACTTCCGTTGTTTTCAATCATTATAGTTGGAACACTTGTTACACCGTACTTCATCGCCATATCTCTCTGCTGATCTACGTCTACATAAACTATGCCGATTTCAAGTTCCGAGCTTACTTCTTGGACTATTGGCTTAAACATTTTACAAGGTCCACACCAGGCTGCAGTAAAATAATATACCATACTTCTTTTTTGTAAAATTAAGAATTTTTCTCTGATGAAACAATATCTACAGAATGTTTTTGCTGTTCACCTGGAATCGATACTATTTGTGGTTCAATTTTATAAGTAGAGTTAAGAGTTTTCACTAAATCATATCCTTCATGTTCCCAAATTTCTAAAACCTGTGATGTATGAAAGTAGCGGTCAGGTCCGTCTAGAATAAACACGCATTGGTACTTATTGGAATTCTCTAAATGAAGAAGTCCTTTTTCTACACGTCCGACCTCAACGCCATTAGGGTGATTATCAGAAAATCTTCTATCTTCTGTTTTAGTGAGTTTTAACAAGACTCCTTGATACTTTGCAAAATCAAAAGTTTTATTTTCCATTATTAATAAATTACATTTTTATTTTTAATATCAATATCAATTACAATAGGTTTATTTATAGGGTCATAAAATCGATCGCATATGCTAGCGTTTACATATACTGTACCGTTAACTATACTTTCTCCATACCCTTCGTGTATATGTCCACATACATGTAGTACTGGTTTTATTTCTTCAATCTTATTTCTTAATTCTTCACATCCTGCATATTCTTTAGTAGATGGAACATAATCTAACCGACCTATAACAGGACAGTGGGTTATTATAATATCAGTATCTACTGGAATTTTATTCCAAACCTCTTTTATTTCAGCTCCTCTTTGTTTATTGAAAGCCCACTTTTCTCCAAAAAACCAAGGCGTTACAGGAGATCCCCATATCTTAAGTTTATTTACAGTTACGTCCTGGTTTTCCAAATAAGTAACGCTAGAACTGCTAGATTTAAGATCAGATAAAATATTACAAACCCACTCGGGCTTTTTAAGGTGCGAAAAATCGCCCCATAAATCGTTATCTTCATACTCTCTAAAATATTTTGGATCAAAACTCCTATCATGATTTCCAGCTATAAAAATAGCTCCGTATGTATAGTTTTTTGATTGCTGGTCTAACCATTTAATAAAATTTTGAACTTCTCCTTTTTGACCAACACTAGAAAAATCTCCTGCATGTATTAACAAGTCGCCTTCTTTGAGAATGTTTCCCGTTCCCTTCGAAGTTAAATACTTATGTCTAGTATGAGTATCACTTATAAGAACTACTCTCATACCTTAAATTTAAATTATTAAAAACTTAATATAAACATCCATAAATAAATAGGAATTCTAGTTAAATCAGAAGCTATTAGTATATTTTTTAAATTTCTTCATCTTTTTTCTTATCGTCTTTTTTTTCGAAAATTACTGATTCTGTTGTTAGTATAGTACCTGCTACGGAGGCAGCATTTTCAAGAGCAGTACGTGTGACTTTAGTCGGATCAAGAAGACCTGCTTCAGTTGCCTCTACTACTTTTTGATTTTTAGCATCATAAGTGTGAGCTGATTCTTGACTTTCATAATTCTTAATTTCACTTAAAATACGGTAGTGATCTTCAATACCACAGTTTGTTAAAATTACTTTGAAAGGAGCATGACAAGCTCTTTTAACTATATTCCAACCTTTTTGCTCATCGCTTGATGTTAAAGGTAATTTAATATTTTCGAATGCTGTAATTAATGCAAGTCCTCCACCAGGAACTACGCCTTCTACTAGAGCTGCTTTAGTAGCAAACAAAGCATCTTCTACCCTATCTTTCTTTTCTTTAATCTCAATATCGGAATTTCCTCCTACTGAAATAATAGCTACTCCGCCAACTAATTTACCAAGCCTCTCCTGAAGCTTTTCTTTCTCATAAAATGATGTAGCTTTTTCAATTTGATCTTTTATCTCTTCAGCTCTTAAGCTTATAGCATCTATATTACCTTTGCCATCAACTATAGTAGTGGTTTCTTTAGATACCGTAACAGTTCTTGCGACTCCGAAAAATTCCGTTAACTGTAACGGGGTTATTTTCTCTAGTTTATGTCCTTTATTTTTAGAAATTACCTGTCCCCCGGTTAAAATAGCTAGATCTTCTAAGATTAAAGTACGGCGTTCCCCAAAGTCAGGAGCTTTTACTCCTGCTACATAAACTATACCGCGCATTTTATTTACTATCAAAGTAGCAAGCGCTTCGTCTTCTATATCTTCAGCTACTATTAGTAAAGCTTTTTGATCGGAGTTGGCTTTAGTTAACGAATTTAAAATATCAGCAGCTTTAGTGATACGGCCATCGTAAATAAGAATATAAGGTTCATTCAAGACTGCATGCATTGTAGTATTATTAGTAACGAAGTATGGGGATTTGTATCCTCTATCAAACTGCATACCTTCTACTATCTCCAAAGCAGTTTCACCTGTTTTAGATTCTTCAATAGTAACAATACCTTCTCTTCCTACTTTTTCAATAGCAGCTGATATTAGATTGCCTATCTCAATATCGTTATTTGCAGAGATAGCTGCTACTTGACGAATTTGATCTTGAGAGGAAATATCTTTCGATATTTTTTTTAAGTTATCGATAACTTCTTTTACGTAAACCTCAATAGCTTTCTTAACCTCTACTGGGTTAGATCCTTGATTAATAAGCTTTAATCCTTCTTCAACCATTGTTGTAGCAAGAAGAGTAGAGGTAGTAGTTCCGTCTCCTGCTTCATTAGCAGACTTTATGGATACCTGCTTTACTAGCTGGGCACCAAGGTCTTCAACCTGGTCTTCAAGTTCGTGAAAGGAACGAGCTACTGTAACTCCGTCTTTAGTTACTTTTACTTCGCCAGATTTTTCTTTAATTAACACTGTACGGCCTCCTGGCCCTAAAGTGGAAGTTACCGATTCATTTAATTTTTTAATACCCGCAAGTAACTTATTTTTTAATTCAATTCCAAATACTGTTGTTGTCATTTTATGATACTTTACTGTTGTTGTATTTTTCAAAATCAGGATCAACTACTGTCTCTTTAAGAACTGATAAAACACTTAATTGTCCGCTTAATTTTGCGTAGACGTCTTGCTCTTTGCAAATAAAATATTCTTCGCTTTCTACAGTGATTCTTAGAGAACCTAGTTTAGGGATAAGAACTTTGTCTCCTAATTCAAGATTTGAAAGTACTAGTTTATCAGAATTAAAATTATACGTAGCAGAGACAGCAATCACTTCTCCCATCTCAGGCCTCTCTTTTCCTAAATCTGGAATAACAATATTACCATACATTTGTTCCTCTTCTTCTATAGGTCTTAAAATTAAATACCCATTTAACGGTTGTAACTTCGACATACTTTTTATTTTAATTTAATTTAAGAAATAATCTCCAAATCTTCAACTGTTACTAAAAAATAAAGTAATCCTTCTTTCTTTAATATTGTATCGGCCTGAAGATACTCTTTCCAGACTTCTATTACGGGAAAATCATCTTCCTTAATAATTTTTTTAATTAAAAAGAGTTTGCTATTAAATGGAATAAACTGCTTAGTAAGTGTAAACATAACTGGTACTTAGTAGGCTACTTATTTAATTCTCAAGAAAAGCTTTAGGTGTAGTAATAGAAATTTTTCGAGTAGCTTTACCTACAGCAATTGGTATATTTAAAGTCAAAAGACCTTTATCGAGAGATGCTTCAAGGTTACTTAAGTCGAACTTAGTTGAAATTTTCCAAGTAAGATCAAAACTTGATCTCTTAATACCCTTATAAATTGGATGATTTTCTTCCTGTTGTGCAGGTTTATCGTAACAAATTCTAAGAGAATCATTCTCAACAGAAATAAGAATATCCTCGACACTAAGGCCTACTGCGGCTATTTCAAAACGAATACCGCTTTTAGTTTCGAAAATATCAACAGGATGGGTTACTCTCTGCGTAATTGCAGAAAAATGTGCTTGTGCTTCTTTTAGGTCTTTCCATAGCAAGTCAAACGGATCGAGCTCGAACGCACGAAAAAGTGCTGTCATAGTTTTAAATTTGTGTTCCCTTACGGTGAACGATTAATAAATGTTTCAAAACTTAAGGCCTACTAAGTACCTTATTTATTTATAATAAATATATCTGTTTAAAGAAAACTAGTGTCCATCACGAAAATTAACCGAAACTTCCGGATCGGCAATAAGTTGCACACCTTCTAGCTTAGTTGTATTCTCCATACAGTCTTGTACTATTTCGCATGCACGTTTTACGTCTTCTTCTTTAACTTGGCATACTAGTTGGTCATGAATTTGACAAATTACCTGCCCTCTAATGCCTTCTCCCTTGAATCTCCTATTGATTTGTAGGGCTGCACGGTTTACTATGCTTGCTGAATAACTCTGAATTTGAAAGTTTAAACAGTTGTTAAGTGCATTTTTATAATCTCTATACAAACCAGTTGTGTACTCTACTCCATACTCTCTCTCCAAATCTTTTCTAAACCTCCAGTCTTCAATAAGCCTATCCCCTAGGGCAGAATAGATTTCCTTAGCCTGTGGCAAATGCCTGATTCGACCTACCTTATTCTTAATATAGCCGTTCTCTTTAACAAACTTTCTAGAATTCTCTCTCCACTTTCTTAATTCAGGAAATCCATCTAAGTAACCTTCTACAAGTCTTTCTCCTTCTTTCCTATCTACTCCTAACGACATTGCTAGGGCATATCCGGACATTCCGTACGGTACACCTAACGCATAACCTTTTGCAGTCTGTCTTTTGACGGGATCTATTTTTTTAAGAAAATTAGGAGCTTTGGTATGGGCACTTACTCCTTCAAGCTTTTCGGTTTTTATAGCAATATGAGAATAAAAATCTAAATCATTATTAAAAATATCTTTCAGACCTTGATCACCTGCTACTGTAGCAAATACCCGAGGTTCCAGAGATGCATAATCAGTATCAAGTATCTTAGTGCCTTCGTCAGCAATAAAGAAAGCTCTTACAAGGTTTGTATATCCAATAATTAAATCTTCCTCTTGACCTGGCTCTAGTGGCTTAGGCAACTGCTGCATATCTGATCCGTATCTTCCTGATACAGTACCGTTCTGCTTGAAATAAGGATAAAATCTACCATCCTCAGCTGAATCAAAAAATCGATCTACGTATGCAGTTTTAATTTTAGTAAGTTTATTGTATAAGCGTAAATGATTTGCCCATAAATATTTGTCCTTTATGGATTGGATCATATCTTCGTCAAATTGAGCCTTTCCTTTAGTAGTTGTTGAAATCGATTTCTCACCTAATACATCAAAAGCTATCTTACCCATTTGATCTTTAGACTGTATATTAAAGAACTGGCCGTCATTATCCTCTTTCCATAAAGATAAACTAACTTTAACAATTTGATCTTTAGTGAGATTTTCTATATCACCAGTCATCAAGTAATCCTTTATAGTAGAAGGAGATAGAGCTAATATAGCCGCTTTATTTATAGTAAATTTACCTGTCTTATTTGATTTAGGTAGATCGATATTATTTTGCTCGAGTAGACGTTGGGCAAATATACCTTTGCTTTTTGGAGGATACGCTTCTACCGCTTGATCAATAATCCATTTGCGTACTTTAGGCTCTTTTAATAACTCTTTGAGTACTGCTGTTGCCTGCACTTCGAGGTCTTTAGTTATTCTATCTTTAGTTTCTTTAATAAGAGAGATATCTAATCTAATACCGTGTTTCTCCATCGGTATAGTAACCTCTCTATAAACAGGCATCACCTCGTCTTCAAAGAAAAACTTTTCAAGACCTTCCTCTACTAATATTTTGTAAAAGTGATGATAGATACGTAGCGTCAAGTCGGTATCGGCTGCTGCATACTTTGATAGTACCACTAAATCAGCTTTGTATATCTCATAATTCTCCTTAGAAGTTGAACCGCCATTTGCTTTTATACTCTCTTTAAGAGCTATTTGTTCTTCATTAGCTTCAGTTTCTACATCTAAACCGATTTCCTTTTGAACCATTATAGCAATACTTTTTAATCCAAAAGGATTACCGTATCCAAATGCTCCTTCTTCTTTTACTGTATGCACAAGTAGAGAAGTATCAGCATGCAAATAATTTAACAAGTTAATTCCGTAAAAATTCTCTATATAACGTAAGTCGAAAGAAGCGTTATGACAAATAACTTTCTTCCCTATTAATTGCTTAATAACATATTTAGCTAAAACGTTAGCGTTTTTTCCTTCAATAACTACTTCTTCGAGTCTATCAGTATTCCATACCATTATAGGCATATAGTAACCTTTACCTACTTCACCAGAAATAGAAAAGCCGATAATTCGACCCTTTCTAGGATTCAAACTATCGGTTTCAGTATCTAACGCTACGTACTCGCTAGTTGCTATATGCTGAACTAACTCTTTTAACGTTTCTTTATTATTTACTATAACATAACTTTTTTGCTGCATTAAAAACCTTCTTGATTTTCTATCAATTTTTTTGCTTGATCGTAAGACATAGTTAACTCTTTTTTTCTACCCCTAGACTCTCTAGCGATTTCGAGCTCTTGACATAAAGTAGTAAACGCTTTTAGGTCTTTCTGAAAGCAGTATAAGCCTGCAGTCTGTACAAGAGATTGAAATTTGCTGAAAGATAGAGTAGGGTCACCAGCTAACTTCTTACCGTTTTGATAGTACAATTTAAGTAGTTTTAAGTTAAGCTCCAACTGCTTGAATTTGGGAGTTTGTAGGAGTTTCTTAGTTTCGTCGTAACTCCCTATAGTATAGTATGCGTTAAAACCTACGCCTACTAAGATTAATAATTCCAAAAATACAGTTATAAAGAAAAATGCTGTTGAATTCTCGCTACTTACGTCCAGCTTGCTAGCCGTTTTTTCTTTAGACTTATCCTCTATTTCGTTTAATTTCGTCTCTTTACTTTTTTGCAGGGAAGCAACTATTGAATCCCTATATTGTCTATCTACCCTTGACTTAGAAGGCTGGGTTCTGTAATAATTAATCTCTTTATCGTAATATTTCGCAATAGAATCGGCTTTCAATGAAATACTAGTTTCAAGAGTGGTTTGAATAGTCTCTGAATCATCAATTAATCTATGAGCTCCTTTTATTGATAGGTAGAAGCTTCCTGCCATTAATCCCATAAAAATAACTGATCCTACAGCTATAGAATAAGTAAATTTTTTTATTTGCAAAATGCTAATTGACAATTGTTCTAAGACAAACCTTTTAGTTAGTTCATAGCCAGTAAGGAAAAGTGCTACGAAAATAGCAAAAAAAGTATCCTGAAAAGGAAATAAAGGAGGGATACTATCAGTAATTGACTTTACAAAAAAGTATCCAAAGTAAATAAGGAATATATTACCAAGAAAAGAAAAGTAGTAGAGTATTCTATCTAAAGTAAAATAGTTTTGCTCAAGCTTATGCACCTCAAGCTTTACTCTTAGCTTATTATATTTATCTATCTTCATTTTATTTTTTTAGACTCTACGTATCGAGCCTTTAAAATTTCAGTTCTACGTTTAACTGAAGGTTTAATAAAGGTCTTTCTATCTCTTAATTCTTTTATTATTCCTATTTTATTATGTTTATTTTTATATTGCTTCAAAGCATGTTCAACTGAGCCATTTATATTTACTATTATCATATTTTATACTTCTTCTAATATTCCGTCCCTTACTAAATTTAATATATTATTACGAATTTTACTTGTTTTAGCTACGTGTATAGTTGTACCTTGCTTAAATAGAGTACTATCGTGCTTAAAATCTTTTAAGACTTTAAATTCTCTGACGGAGTGATTATATGGAAACAATTCGTTAAGTAGATCCTTACGTCTACTACAACCACAATCTTTAGCCCCCGCTAATTTAGCTAAACCTTCAGCTACTTTATCTATACCTAGAAAATTAGTAACCTTAGCAATGGTGTCGCCAAGACCTTCAGATTCTTTATTTGGATCAAAATTTTCCATATCAAGGGTTACTGCTGTCTAAATTTACTAATAATCCGTTCGTAACCACTGCAGTAGAGATTTAAAATTTATCTGAACGCTACTAGTTTGATTCTTTAATGAATAGACCTGTTTCTTAAAGTGTTTAAAAATGTTTTTACAAATATAAATATATACTTTACAGGGAAGATCGCTGCTTATCGTTTTGCCACTGACCGTTATATTCTTCAGCTGGAGTGCATTCGTGAAAATATATTTGAGCTACACGAGCGTCTTTTTCGATAAAAATCGTTTGAGTTACTAACATAATTGTTCCTATATTTTCAGTCTCAAAACCAGGATCAAATACGGGCGAATTAATTAAAGTACCGTTACGCCATAATGATGATCGTTGTTTAATAAAAGCTACACGATTATCTGGAATTCTACAGCCTTCCCAAAATGCAATATCATATGTACCTGGATGCAAAAGCCATCCTTGAACTTCTTCAAGACGAATAGTTTCAACTGGAGTATAAGTAGTTAATTCAGTTTTATTCTTTAAAACTTTACCTATCTTGAATTTTCTATATACAAGTTTTTCGTCGATTCCGTTTGGATCACCTACTCTATTTACCTCTTTAAGGGTTATATCATAACCAACTTGAGCTACTTTACCTTTAGTATTATCTAACTTAAGTAATCCTTCTTCGAGGATTTGTTGTGCATTTAACATTTTTGTAAATTATTTCCTAGGGTAACCTTTAATAAACTCATAAAATTCAGCTCGTGCAGCATCTTCTACTAAAAAGCATCCTGATAGCTTAGAGGTCTTCATATTAGCACCTTGATGCTTTACACCTCTACAGCTTACACAGTTATGAGTTGCTTCAATCATTACTGCAACACCAATATTATCTTCGCAAATTTTATCTACAGCATTATGAATAGCTACAGTTAATTGTTCTTGAATTGAACCTCTTCTACTAAAATGCTCTACAATTCGGTTAAGTTTACTTAGACCTACTACCCTACTTTTAAGGGTCGGCACGTAAGCGATATGACACAGGCCGTTAATAGTCTGATGATGGTGACTACACATACTCGTAATAGGGATACCTCCTTCAAATACTACTCCGTCATAACCGTCAGCCGGAAAGCTAGTCACAGAATCTAGCTGCTCATATCTACCTTTCCATAAGTCGTTTACGTAGGCCTTAGCCACTCTCATAGGAGTATTCGAGCTATTAGGGTCGTTTTCCCAGTCAACTCCTAAAGCAGTTAGAAAATTGCCGTAATGTAAAGAAGCAGCTTCAATAATAAGCTTCTTTTCACCTTCAGTTAAACAATTTCTTCCTTCTTTAATTGCGTCTCGCAAAAAAGTACTAATACCGTTAGCATGGCCAGCTTGTGCAAGCTCTAGTTTTTCAATTTTAATATGTTTATCTCTACTCATAATTCAAAGATATAAGGATATCGATTTTAAACGTTCTTCTACTGTACCTTTTAATATAACTACTTTTTCTTTAGGAATATAATTTATCATAAATTCTCTTATAACTTGATCTATTTTTAATTGCAATTCTTGACTTAAGCGATCAGGATCGGCTTCAAAATCAAACTCAACAGGTATATAAAAAAAACGTTCTACTTGATCTTTAGTTTCTTCAAATAGAGTAATAAGGTTTTCAATATCAAGATTAGGGGCTAAAATTTGGGAGTAAATAATACAATCAACAATACTTCGAGTACTAATTACATTTTTATGTGTTAAGTAATTTTGATAAGCCCAAGCAGATAGTTCATTTATTACGTATTGCTTTTCATAACCTGATAATTCCAGCTGCTTGCCTATCTTAATAACAGGTCTTGAGAAACCATCAGTAACATAATACCCGGGATAATTAGTAGCAACCTCTTTAAGTAAGGTAGTTTTTCCGGTCCCGTGAGATCCAAGTAATATTTTCATTTAAATATTTTATATAATATATGAATATTTACTGAAAGGTCCAAGTATTCTTAAAAAATTCTACCCAAGTAAGAAGAGACGTAGTCCGTAAAATAGAATATGCTTCGTCTACAGTTTTTGCGGTATTTTCGATACTAGCTGTTATTATAACTTCCCCTGAATCTAATTCCGGAATTACTTCGTGAATTACTGAGCCGCAAACGGGGTACTTTTCATGATTTTTAACAATATCTTCTTGTTTATTAAAGCCTTTTAATTCAGGATAGCGAGTAATGAGTGCAGGATGACCGTTATAAATTTTGCCTTTGTATTCACTAAAAAACCCAGTAGGTAATATTCTCAAAAATCCATGTAAAGTAATTAGCTTTTTTTCAAGTAGTTCAGGAAAAAGATAATCTTTTAATACAGGCTTAAACGGTATTGTCTTTATTGTTACACTATTTTCTCCAAAGAATCTCAGGTTATCATCAGATATCTTACTTAATCTATTAGTAACAAGGAGACTAGGGAGAAACCCGGTTTCTTTAGCTATAGCAATAATCTCGGATCCGGTCTGAGATATTAGTATTCCCCAGTTTTCTTGAACTTTTATCATTGCCCCATTGCTTTTGTACTAAACATTCTAACGTTATTTAAAACGCTATTAAGAAGTCTTTCGTTTGAAACACGTACTGGACAGATATCTAAAGAACCTCTACGGGCATATAATAACATTACGCTACAGTCTTCTACGTTAGGGTTCGACATAATTTCAGTAAATAACTTCTCGGCACAGAATTCATGAAATTCGTTTACCTCGCGTAAGGAAATAACAAGCTTTAGCAGTTCTAATTTATTTACAACACCTTGCTTAGTTTTAATAGCAAAGTAAGCAGCTCCAGTATCTTTTTGCTTTGTATGTCGACATCTAGATCTTAGAATATTAGTAAAGTACATATACATATTAGGACCACTACCTTCTTTAGTTACTACATTATACTTTCCTTGTCCTTTATAATCAGCAATTTCCATAGACTCTAATTCTTGGGAGTTTATTTCAGTAAACAAGTCACTATAACCACGGCCTGGATCTTGATTCAATCTAGTATCGTCTCCTGATCTAAAGAAGCCTACTCTCACTTCAGCTCCAATTGCTTTACTGATATCTTTTTTTACCTGTTTTTCGTAATTGTCGATAGCTTCTTCTAAAGTATCTCCCATCTTACACATATCAAAGGTATTCAAATAGAGTTTAAAAGATTTAGATTCTACCATGAATTCTGAATTTGCAGGGCAGATAACTTTTAAGGTACCTGCTACTGGAAGTCCATTGCTAAGTAGAAAAGTAGCTTCGTGACAATGCCAAGTATCAAAGCCTACAAATTCATCTCCTTTAATACCCCAATCTTGACGTGCAAGAATACGTGGCATAGGATTTAACTGTGAAGGATCAAATGTATCTGTATAAACAGCATAGGAATTAGCCGAACCAAGGGTTTTAGAGGCTACATCGGTCATATTACTTAACATAGGAGCGGAAGGTTTTTACGTTTTCGAAAATTAAATTTATTTGTTCTTCTTTTAGCTTAATATCTAAATTATCAGCTAATTTATCTTTTGGTTTAGAGGATGTAAGTCCGTTAGGTCCTAATCTATTACCGGACCAGCCGTTGACGATTGGTGAGCTAGTATCAAGAGAATAAATGTAGCGTTGCAAATGACTTTGATTATACCTATAGAGTTGAAACTCTACAGGGTTTTGACATCCTAAAAGATGAAACCTATAGGAACCTCCAAAAAACTTATACCTACTGGCATACCACCAATTCAAAAACCTAAACCGTACAGTTACATGATCAGAATCAGGTACTAGATCGAAAGGCAAGGCAATAATATCAATATCTTTTTCAACATAAAAATCGATACAATCAGCAATTTGCTCAAAAGTATCTCCTTGACATACCCCGATATACTTTAAATTATCGGATTTATATTTACCTAAGTACTCTACTGCATTTGCAATAGTTTGCCTGTAGTCGTTAACCTTATCAGGTAATACAAGGTGGCTAGGTCTAAATTCTTCTCCTAGTTCGTACAACTCTTCCCCGGATATTGATTGACCTAATTCAAATGCAGAATTATCGAGAATAGAATAAGAGGCTTCTTTAAGCTTCTTTTTATAAAACTCAGTATAACCTCTATCGTTATTTAGTAAATGCCCTAGTACATAAGGGTAGTCACTGATTAGGTCATGATAAGGAAATAACTGTTTAGGTATTTCGTGACTTATTTTTGTCATATGTTTACTTTTTTATGTTCTAATAATACTTGCTCAACATGTGCTCTAGCTACTTCCCAACTTACAGGCCCGTTTTCATCAGCATATTCTACAGGATCGGGACGATCTAGTTTAATAAATGCTTCAATACGTTCTACTGATGCAGCTGATTTATAATCTGAATACCATTTAAATGCGTAGGTCTCTGGACGGTAATAATGCTTAATTGGTTTATATGAAGTATTAGTACGCTTGTATACTTCGTTAAAGTCTAAGCCTAATTCTTCACAGCAGTCTTCACCATCTACCAGGATATCGTACTTATTCATTTCAAGATAGGGAGTGTAGACGCTGACTAACTCTGAATTCCAATTGCCGATTCTAAATGCTTCCATATCAGCGTCTCTAAATTCTTGACGGCAATCCGGATAGATGTCATGATCGCCCGCATGCACACCTAATGCAATCATAACATTCTGTCCTATAGTGCAATCATCAGTTATTGGCCTGGTAGCAATAGATAAAGCTACTGCCTGTATAATTGAACTAAAGATCTTATTCCGGTTAGGAACTACTGTCTCTTTCATATTCTCTTGTTGATAGTGGCCCTCCGGTACATCTTGTCCGCCTTCAACTAATGCTGAATTAAGTAGTTCTTGTAATCCTTTTAATTTAATAGTTTGATGTGTTACAAAATAAGGATAATCTACTGTTTTAGATTCTTCGTCTACAACACAATATGAATTGATGTACTTTACTAATGATTGAGCACGCTCTAATTCAACACGATGTTTTTGTCCATAATCAAAAGATAGAGCTGTTACTTCGTAACCGTTAGCTAATAAATGAAGAAGTAATGACGAAGAATCCATCCCGCCACTAAGTGAAAGCACAACTTGTTTTTTCATCTGTTAAAAATTTAAATAAAGAGCGTATTATTTTATTATCCGATTAGCTCCTTAACCGGCTTTTTTATCTTCTTTACTACCGAGATCTTTCTGAATAGAAATTATTTGATTGGTAACACCAGATACTAAGGTACCTAATTGCTCCCAAATCCTGTCACATTCGTTCTGCAGTTTTTTAATTGCTACCCATTGAATTACTTGTAAAACAATTAAAAGTACTATTATACCTATATAAATTGTTTCTTTTGTTAAAGTTATTGTCATCTTTTAATATACTAATTTTCTACTGAGTCTTCAAAATCTCCACGCATAAATTCGTAAGCTTCAGGCGTTCCAGGAAAGGCTATAAAATCGGGACGCTCCATAACTCTCTTTAAAATCTTTATTGTAAGATCTCTGTCCTTAGTGTCTATGACTAAGGGTTCGAAAACAAATTCAGATTCTACATCATTTTTATAAGTCAGATAGTATAGGCTACCGGCACCGACGTGCTTAATTGCTTCGTAAAAACTTTCAGCTGTTGTCTTTTTCATATAACGAATTTATATATTCTTTTAAACGATCTACAGGCTGCCATCCTAGACGCTCAATAGCGTCGTTATTTAGTCTAATAGTTTCACGGTAATTTCCCTTTTGCTCAGATATTAATATTTTTTCGCATTTAAACTTTTTAATAAACATATCTGCTACCTCATTGATCGAATAATTTTTACCTGTACCAAGCTCCCAAGCATCCTCATGCTTTTCATTCGATTCGGCTACTCTAATCAATCCGTCTACAATATCATCTATATAGGTAAAGTCACGGCGTTGTTCTCCGTCACCTATAATTGTTATAGGATTATTTTTTCTAATTTGTGCTCTCCAAACTCCAATGACTGCAGCCATATGCGAATCTACTAATTCGCCTCTTCCATATACGTTATAGAATCTGACTATCTCTGCATTTAAACCATATACTCCTTTAAGCATCTTAATCCATTCTTCTCCCATATGTTTTGTTAATGCATAAGGAGAAATCAACGGATCATGGTGTCTTGAAGACGATCCTGCATATATTAACTTAGCATTAGCTTTTTTTGCATATCGAGCTACTTCTACTGTTCCGACTGTATTGATTGAGATTGTTAGCTGCTCAGCCTTAAATGATGGTTGTATTCTACTTAATGCTGCTAAATGAAATATATACTTATACTCTTTTAAAGGTATATTTTCCATTGCTCTCACATCACCTCCTAAAAAGCTTGAACCTTTAGCTATTTTTGCTTCTCTACCAATATAAAAGTTATCGATAATATCTACTTCGTAACCCCTGCGCAATAAGTCTTTTGTTAAAGCATAGCCAATAAATCCACATCCGCCTGTTACAAGTACTTTTCTATTTACCATACCCCTACCGCTCTTTTTAGTAATCCACTTATACATAAAGTTAGCATCTAGAGTTGGTTGTGTAGCTATCATTTTAATTAAAAGTATCCCAAAATAATTTTCTAACCTTTGCTCCTAACTCTTGATCATTAGGTGTAGATTTAACTGTATGAAATGATACTAAAAAATGTTTTAAGTGATCATTTGGTGGATCAATAGGTTCTATTAACTTATTGCAAACTTGGGGTTGATAGCAACCTTGTCCTGCTCCTTCTACATATCCATACCTTAGATCAATATGAGTTGATCTTGTATAAGGTGTCTTTTTACCACATATCAAACACTCATCATAGTTATCATCGTTAACTGATCCTACAGCTATAACATAGCCTTTATCATCAATTTTAAGAGGTACGTGTTGTTGTCCCATATTATAAAGAATTTAAAAGTTCTTTAATTCTCTCTTCTAATACATTGACTGTAGTGCGAAGATGACCTGTATCAGTAGGTTCAAATCTTGATCTTAATACTTGTATCTCAGCAAGTAAAAATTCAATATGTTGTTTTTTGTCTTTAATTTCCATTTCGTAAAATTTTTAATTTATTACAATTATTTCTCCGGGATTATGAGCTGGAGTGTGATATTTAAATTTATGTTTATCTAATATATTTATAGTTAGTTTTTTCATTCTTTCAGAATATCCTGTTATTATTCTAAACGGAGTATTATTTATTAAAATAAAATTTTCAACTAAATCTTGTAAATCATAACGGGATATACCATGAAGATCTAACTCTTTCATAAATCCTTAGTTTGATTGAAAACATCTACGATCATATAAATCATAAGAGCAGATATTCCAATAATAAAAATTAAAAATATAATATCATCCATTTATTGTTTTTTACTATTAATAAAATTTATTAAGCTTAACATTGTTGGGGGCCATAAACCAATAAATATTGCTTTATGTGGTTCATTTTGAACTAAGTAAATATATTCAGTAACGAAAATACAAGCTATAGTTACTATAAGAATAAGAAGTTCACTAGTGCTGAATTTTTTCATGTTTTATTTTTTTATAGAGTTATTAATATCTTCTATTGTTATTAATGTAAGGTAGGATAGTATTATAATTATAAAAAATTTTGATAATCCAATTCCTATCATAATTTTAATTTTTATCAATTAATGTATCAACTAATACATAACCAAAGAACATAAAGCCTATTGGTAAACTAATCTCAAAACCTATTCCTACTGATAATCCTAGTCCAATAATTAATTTAATTGCTTTTAAAGCATCACTAATAATTCGTTTTGACCAGAAACTATAATAGTTTTTCATATTATACATTTAATGTTATTTTATAACTAGCATCAAATACTTCTTCCCAAAACGGCTTTTCTTCTGTTCCATAATTCTCATATACCTTTCCATCTAAACCTAGTACTATTGTTCCCGGTCCAAAATTATTACCTTGTATAAAATTATTTTCATTAAATATACATTTTCTTTCTACTGTTTCTTCATCAAATATTACTGTTATTTTCATATTATACGTTTAATGTTTTATTCCAAGCGGCAATATGTAAACGTGTTAATCCTCTGAATCTATACTTCTTAGCCATCTCTAAACAGAATTGAGTACGCTCTTCAAAATCCTTAACATCATCTAAACCAGGCATACACACTACATTTTTAAGTGGTATATCTAACGGTTTAACAAAATCTTCAAATATTTCTATAACATCATTTTCAGTACTAATAACAAATTTAAACTGGTAATTACTATGTTCCATAATACGTCTAAGACCAGCTTCAACAAAACGTTGCTTTTTAGTCATACCTGAATTAGCTAGTTTAGGTGAGCAGTTAATTTGATCTAAAATATTAAAGAGATCTTCTTCAATAACTACAGTGCCATTTGTTTCAACTTCATTAAAGACTTTGTAGTTTTCAAAGTTTTCTATAGTACTCCAATACTTAAAGAAGTTAGTTATAGCTTCCTGATGACCTTTAATTGTAGGCTCACCACCAGTCCAAATGATATGTATATTACCGTTTTTAATATCGTCATATACGCCTTGTCCTTTCCATCTATTAATTAAATACTGGAACTCTTTTTCTTCTCCTCTCCATAACCACTGACTTGTAGAATCACAAGTCCAAGTTGCTTTACCTTCTTTAACTAAATCACCTTCAAATATTTCTCCATCTTCTAATGATGCTTCTTTTGCTAAATTATTAGCAAATGCTCTACTCATGCCGCAGGTTAGATTACATATACCTAAACGGACAAAGTATGAAGGTACACCTGATGATATACCTTCACCTTGGATAGAGTAAAAGTCACTAGAAATTAATAGTTTATGCGGATCGATTTTGCTCATACGCTTTCGTTTACTGGAATTATTTTAGACTGGTGTGTTGCATCTTGAATTATACGTATAGAACTGGCAATTTGTAGATCAGTTAATGTAACTTTTTCTACTTTGATTCCCCATTTTTTTACAAACTTTCCTACCTCAAAGGTTAACTTTTTATCAATTTCAATAATATTAACCCACTCCGTATCTTCTATAATATCTCGAATCATTCCCCCGGTAGTATCAGTAAGGACGTCTTGGGGCTGGGTTATAGTTAGCAGAAAAGTTTTTATGTCAACTATTGTAAATCGAATAATACCTTTTACTACTACATTTTTGTTATCGGCAGTAGTTATCGATTGAGGGGGTATATCGATTGACTGTGTAATTGTTGCATGTTTCCAAACAGAATCAAAGAATGGCATTTTAAAATATAGTCCTGGTTTGACTGTTTTAATATATTTTCCATTACGTAATACAATAGCCTCCTCCCATTCATCAATAATGAATACAGGCCACAGTTCGTATATGAACTGCTGTATAAGGGATATTAATTTATCAAACATTATTGACGTTGCTTCGCTTTAAGCTTTTTGCGCTTAAGAGCCTTCTCGCTAATAGTCTGCCCTTTTTTTCCCATCTCTACCTCATATTTTTCAGTTTTACGGCTAACAGCTTTCCATTCAGACTTAGGAATAAACTTCCAAATACTACCGACCTTAGCATCGGCTTGACGATCGTCTACTCGTTGGATATCACCAGTATTGATATTTTTAATGCACTTCATAGGTTTTAACCTCCATGTTTTAATATAATTAAATATATGATTAATCTGCGGATATTCCAAAAAAATACCTAAAATAGTTGGATGCTGTTCTCCGCAAAGACCGAGGGAGTGTATAACTGATTCAAACATTTTTTTATTTATAAGATTGTAGTTTCATTTTTAATCTATTGATCATAATTTGACAATACCATTTTCCCATATTACTAGAAGCATTTTTGTATTTTTTTTCCCACTCTACTATCTTACGCATGATAGGCACATTAGCTTTATTCTTAATATCATTATAGTAGTAACAGTTATTTTCTAACATAGCTTCTTCCAAATTTCCTTCACTGCACGGAGGAGGTTGCTGTACCATAAGTTCCTTACCTTCGGCTTTTTTAGATTTTTTTATAGGCATATAGCTAGTTTATTCGAAATAAGATGCTGAATTTTTATTGTTCTCCATAAATTCTACTTTTACTACTCTAACTCTACCGCTAGATTCTTCTTGAACAAATCTATTAACCCTCTCGAAAATAAATTTCGCAAACTGTTCGGCGCCGACTGTTGGAAGTATCCTTAGTTGGATAATCCCCTCTTTATCCATATTATGAAAATAAGAACGATATGGATCATCTTCAGCTATAACAGTTGTATGATCAAACATATAATCCATCCATTCTTTAGGCTTCATACCATCAATATTACCTTTAGCACGCTTCATACCTCCAAAATCCCAAACCCAATTGCGTTCATCTAGTTCACCCTCAAACCATACTCTGAATGATACTCCATAGCCATGCAAAAAGCGGCAATGGGTCGCGTCTGCTTTCCATTGACGAAATACGCAGCTATATCCGTCAAATAACTTAGTTGATTGGAATATAGTCATAATAGATTATTTATAATAATTTAAGAACTTTTTTTCGTCTTAACAAAATTTTTCTCTACTAAAGTACCACCTTTTTTATGCTTAGGTTCATAGGGACAATGTCTGCACCCAGATCCACAACACTGACCTCTCTGTAAATGAAAAAGAGCCGTAAACACGACTCTTTCTCCTTCTGTATAATAATGTATACCTTCTTTATACTTCTTTTTCAAAACCGTTTACTCTGTTTAGATTCCAAGGCTTGCTGTTACCCATCCGGTTACACTGTTTCCTGTATAGATCCATAGCTCGTTAGCGGCAGGATTAACATACATACTACCGGTAGCTGGATTTGCATCTGTTTGAGCAGGTACTATAAAGCTTCCAGTCACGATGAAAGAACCGGTTACTGTTAGAGGGCCGCCAACTATACCTACGGATCCGCTAATTATATGGCTATCTGTGAGGCTAGTACCTAACGATACCGCGTTTTTAGATAGAATGCTTCCTGAAACTGTTAATACGTGGTCTCTTCCATTTTGTTGTGAATAAGTGTAGTTGGTACTGCCGTCTTCGAGAGAAAAGTTGTTACTTATGATAGTATAGATCGGAATTTTTCCTTCGCCAGCTCCAAAAGATCCTCCAATTAGAGTATCTGCTTGTTGCCTTACGAGTTTAATTGCACCGGCGGGGATATTTCCTGCAGCATTTGGTACTGCGTGTCCTATATTAGTATCGTTATAATAAAAAGTATATCCTAGCGTGCTTGCAGTACTAAGATAAACGTCTCCGCGGAGAATAGTACCAAAAGCAGGTACTTGTGTTCCGCCAAACTTAATACTTGCCCAGTTAGTTCCTACTACTGAATTGCCTTGAATGTAATCAGTGCCTATTATCGAGCCGGTTACTGTTAGTCCGTTTGCATAGTTACCGCTTCCGCTTACGTCTAATGTATATTGAGGTAGTGATTTATTGATGCCTACCTTTGCTTGAGTCATTGATCCAGAGAAGCCAGTATTATTAATGTCTCCATAAGAGCCGGTTGCAAAAATTACACCACCTATATTTATAGAATCTTTTCTATTATTTTGCAGGGTTATACCGGTTCCGATAATAATATTGTTAGTACCTATCTGATTTTCTCCCGGATTTCCTGGGAATAAATATCCAGCTCTATACCCTATTATTGTAGAGTAAGAAGCAGTACTAGCTTGATTCCCTGCAAACTGTCCGATAAAGGTTGAATTAGAAGCAGAAACGGCTGCATATCCTGCATTCTCACCAACAAAGAAAGAGCCTTCAGCTTCTCTTGCTCCTGATCCAGCAGAAGTACCTAGGAATGTTGCTCCGGCAGCATTTGTAGCTTCGTTTCCTGCATTAGCACCTATGAAAATAGAGGTTTGAGCATTAGTAGCAAAATGGCCTGCTTGATATCCTATAAAAGTAGAATTGCTAGCGTTAGTTGCTCCTTGACCTGCCGAGTTACCTAGGAAGTTAGATAGATGAGCAGAGGTCGCATTAACTCCTGCATTTGGTCCTATGAAGTTAGAATTATAAGCATTAGTAGAGCCGGATCCTGCAAACTCGCCTAAAAAGTTTGAGTGATTTGCCCCGTTTGCTCCATATCCAGCCTGGTTGCCTAAGAAGTTGGAATCGGTGGCAGTAGTGGCTTGAAAACCTGCCGAGTTACCTAGGAAGTTGGAATCGGTGGCATTAGTGGCTTGAAAACCTGCCGAGTTACCTAGGAAGTTAGAGTGATTAGCATTGGTCGCATCAACTCCTGCCGAGTTACCTAGGAAGTTAGATTGATTAGCATTGGTCGCATTATTTCCTGCATTTGTTCCAATGAAACTTGAAAAACTTGCGGTTGCTGCTCCTGCTCCTGCGTTTAATCCAATAAAATTTGAATTATTGGCTTCTCCTGCATTTTGACCGGCATTAGTACCGATAAAATTTGAGAACTGTGCGTTGGTAGCTGTATATCCTGCTGCATTGCCGATCATCACAGAGTTACCGGCTCCTGGTACAATATACCCTGCTACATCCCCAATAAACACCGAAGACGAAGCGTTAGTAGAGTTTTGACCGGTTCCGTTATTTCCAATAGCTACAGTTCTAATTGCATTAGTAGCAGATTGTCCGGCTGCATATCCTATAAAAATACCTTGGCCAGCATTACTGTTACCTGCTCCTGCAGCTACTCCTATAGCTACCATATTATCTGATCCGTTACTACCGTTACCGGCATTGAGCCCTAAAAATATACCGTCTGTAGTATCGAACGCAGTTGTAGGAGGGATCGTTGAATATATTGAAGATCCGCTACTTGATACTGCAAGTACTACGTTAGCTCCTGGTGCATACGATGCTGATACGGCAAACGAGCTGCTTACTGCAAAAGAAGCTGATACAGCATTCAATACGAAGCTAGCCGTTTGTGCAGTTATAGACGATGTTACTTGTGGTAACGAGTTTGCTAGATTCGTTATAGATAATTTCGAAGTCGTAGCTGTAGCTACTACAGGTAACACATCAGTACTTGTTACTGAAGTAACTGCAGGAAGTTGGGATATTCTTACGTTTGCCATTTTTAGCTATTAGTTTAACTTATACTATTCTATATTAGTACCTGTTATTAGATTATCGTCGTTTTCAGTCATTAAAAAGTGATCTATTTCCGTAACCATATAATATGTAACTTCTACAGGAGCTGGTGACCCAGCGACAGCGCCTGTCTCTTCGTACCTTATATATTGATCAAAGTTTGTGCCTGGTGAAATATTTGCTGGGAATTTTATATTCCTTAATTTTAATATTCCGTCTTGATATGGGGTAGGTTTGTTACCATCAGGGGTATTAATCTTTAACCTACTTTTTCTGAATAAATCAAGGAGACTCATGTTAATAAATAGCGAGAAAACTAACTCTAAGCTTATTTAACCCATGTTCTTTGATTATAGTGATAAGCGAGGCTACAGTTTTGATCATCGTAGATCTGACTGCTATCAAAAAATTTAACATCATCTCTACTTAAACACCACTCAGTAAGTGCGTATACGCTGAATGGTTCAGCCTGATCTTCTCTTAAATTAGTACGAGCTAAACAATACTCTATATATTTTTTAGTTAATCCAGGTCTAGCTAAGATAACATAATCATCTAAAAGATATATCTTTTTAGGGGGGGTGTAAGAATAGTAGCTATTCCTTCGGACGAAAATTAAATTACAATTATCAAAAAGACTATAAACTGAATCGAAATTCGCTTTCCATTCTATATCAAAATCACAGCAGATACCGCCTTTATAATTTAATACTAAATACTTTGCAAGCTGTAGCTTATGGAAAACCGTAGAGGATAAAAATAAATTGCTAAACTCTCCAAGAATCGGGATCAACTTATCCTCAGTCCAGATTTCGAAATTGTATCCTGTATTCGATTCTTTAGCTCTATTATAATTCTTAATAAAACGTTCAGGAATATCTTTATCGCCAACCCATATATAATGTACAAAATTATTATACGATTTCACAAGCCCCTCCTGCGCATGCTAACTCTCCCATAAGATTTGTAGTATCAAAAAATTCTACTACCTTTGATAAGTCAATATCATTCAAACTCTTTATAAGTTCATCGTATTGTTCTTTTGAACAATCTTGAAAAGGTGCTTGTTTGTAGGTATGATCAGAAAATGGAAGTACTGATAATCCGTTGTAAAATTTGCGATTTTGCCACATCCACTTGCCTACTTCATCCCATTCGTTATCCTTAATTGAAACTGTTGCTGAGATATTATGAGTATTCTGTCCAGTTCTATGACCGGGTTTTATCCAGTGCTGATAGAAAAATTTAACTCTTTCTAGCAATTGCAAAGCCGATTCATGACGTAAGATAGATCCTTCAGGTGCTTTTTGAGGAACAGAAATTACTGCTGTATCGTGAGGACGAAAATACTCGTCTTCAACAAGCTCTGGATGATAGATTGAAAGGTATGAGTAAATAGCTTCATTCTTACCTACACGAACCCTACGAATATAGTAATCATTGTGCCATGCATGAATACCGCTTGATGTCCCTAGGGTTAAGGAAGAGGTACCGGAGGGTTTGATAGTAGTACATCTTGCAGCAGGATTAATACCGATCAGCTTAGCAACTCTTTCATTTTCTTCTTTTGTGACCTGAGCTGCTTGTTTGAGGTCTAATTTCAGTACCGCACCCGAACCTATCCCCGTCATACCTACTCCAATTAATGCGTCTTTTTCAGTCGTACGCTGCCATACAGGACGTAAGTAGTGAAAATTGGTGTAAGAAGTCTGCAGGGTACCTATAAATGCTGCTGCTTTAACTCTTTGGTTTAGATCTTCTTGATCATTAACGTCAGAAACGTTTACTTCGCATAAGTTACAAAACTGATAAGGACGCAAAGCGATTTCACAGCACGGGTTAGTTCCCCAATCTTTATCGTTGCTAAAATAAATCCCGGGCTCGCCAGCTCCCGATGCTTTAATTTTATCCCAGAGTGCTGTAAAAAACTCTTCAGTAACCTTGCTACGTAAAAGTACAGCAGAATTATTAGCGCGACCTCTTTGAGGATGGCGTTCCCACCATGCACCAGACTTGGCAGCAATCATGTCTTCATCGTCGGCGCTAAAAAGGCTAATTAAAGCAGCTCTACGGATACCCCCTGTTAGTACTGCATCTGCTATATGACATACAATATCGTGAACCTCGATAGGATTTAATTTTTCGTTATCCTCCTTGCTATCTAAAACTCCTTGAATCTTAAGTAAACATTCTTTTAGAGGTTGAGGGCCAGGCGCTTTACCACCAGATGTAATTAATTGTGTGCCTTTAGGTCTTATATCAGAAAAATCAAATACCGGTGTGGATCCGCCTTCGAAGTAAGTTCGCACTAATACCTTAACAGCATCAGCCCAACCTTCAATACTATCACCAATTAAAAAACGGCGATGTTTTTTAGGGTCAGGTTTTCTAATCTCAGGTAGTTTATCGACGTGATGTTTTTGTACAGAGTAGCCTACTCCAGTACCGCCAAGAAGTAAGAACATCGTTTCGCCAAAAGCACGCCAATCATCTATAGGTAAGTAAGCACAATTATATATACGATTAGGGCTAATTTCAATAGGCTTGCCAGCAAACTGCATAGAGCGCATTGAAGGTAAAGCCTTTTTATTATAAACAAAAATGTAAGCATCTTCAATTTCCTTTTTTAACTTAGGAAATTTTTTTAAGTGCATTTGCTTATTTCTATCAACTAAATCACGCCAGGTCTCTCTTTTTTTTAGCTCTTGATTGAATTTCGCGTATTTCATATACACGGTAATGTCACTTAAGATACTCCGGGAAATATCCATTTTTTACTCTTTTTTTTTATAATTTTAAAGATAAGTAATTCTATCGGTTATCTTACGATACCGTCAAAATCGTAACTGTGATCATTAATACTAGCTCAAATTGGAATTAAGTCCTTTTTGAAATCTTTGGGCTTGATAGCTATCAGAAGCTTGCGGAGGGCGAAAGGTAGGATCGACCATATCTCTTTCTACTAGGTCGTTAGTACCGTTTCTTTCCATGTTAAATACAAACTGCTCATAAGTTGTCTGATTAGCAGGAGGTGCTAGGGGAGTTCTCTTTTCAACGTATAATTCAGCAATATTCATAGTAATAACTTTTGTAATAATAAATAGCTTATTTCCCTAATTCAAAAAACCTTTGCTGTAAAAAATTTCGTTCTTCTGCACTAAATCTAGTAACAGGCTTCATAGGTACTGCAGCACCTTCCTGAACAAACTCTTCTTCGCCCATCTCACGTGATTGTATCTCGATATTCCCATTTTCAGTATTAATTTTTACAGGATATGTCATACCGTCCCCTCCATAACGGTTTTTCATAATATGTGCTCTACCTGTACCGTTAACTTTATCTAACCTCTTCCTAGACAAGGACATCGCAAAGTCTGCAATCATTATTTTATTATAACTACCAGCAGCCTTATCTCCTTCTATTACATCATCTTTTGCGCCAGCTCGATTTACTTGAGATACGGTCCAAACAGGAATCTTTAAATCTCTAGCCAAGGCTTTAGTTGAAACATAAATATCGTCTATTTCGTCTTTTCTCTCAACTGATTTTCTTTTTGATTTCAAAAGATCAACATAGTCAATAATAATGAGATTAGGTCTGTTTCCTAGATCAGTAAGTTTCTGAATATGACTCTCAATAGTAGATATAGATGCTTTACCCATAGTAAATTCTTTGATAATAAGTTTACCGGGCAGTTTGCTGACTGCTTCATCTACTTCTTTTCTATGTAAGTAAAGATCCTGAATTCTTATACCAGTAAATATAGAGTCATATCTTTTACCCATATATGTTTCTGAAAGTTCGAGAGTATAGTGAGCTACAGTCCCTCCGCTTGAAACTATCATTGCTCCTAAAGCTACGAGCATCCAACTCTTACCCCCTCCGGGATTGCCGAATATAATACCTAAATCCCCTGAACCTAATCCGCCCTGTAGTAGCCCGTTTATATGCTCCCATGGAGTAGGTTGAGGGCTTCTCTCTTCCGTTCTATAACGAGTCTCAGCATCTTTTTCATACTCGTGGCCAATATTTTTATCTTGACCCGCCTTAAGGGCAGTATCAATAAGGTAACGAATATCATCATATTGACCTTTTTCGAGTAATTCAACAGATGATAGTAATGCTTTTTTTAACTGCTGATTTTTGCAGAAGTTAGAAAATTCTTGCTCAACAAAATCTCTATCTTCGTTTGATGCTTTATAAGCCTCTTTTAATTGCTCAATTACAGATACTTTCAGTATTTCATTTTCAATTTTTTTTATTTCTACAGTTAATACATCTAGTGTTGGTGTAGTATGAAATTTATAATGGTATTTTAAAATTTCCTCTACAATCCATTTATGAGCTGGATTATCGAAATAGTCTTCTTCGAGAATATCGAATATACTAAGCAGAAATTCTCTATGCTTAAGAAGACTAGATAGGACTTTTATTTGAAAGCTTACGCCGTACTGGTTCAGCTGATTTAAAACACTCATATTCTAATATAACAATCTTTTATTGATCTTTTAACTTATATTGAATTAATTTTGCAAAAGTTTCATTAAGCCATAATTGAGGATTTAGCAATGTTTTTCCTAGCTGATCTTCTTTGTATAATCTTACAAAACAATTAGGGTCGAAATTATTTTTAGGATTTGCAACAATATTTTCAAGAGCTAACTTATCGGAATCGGGAATATTTGGATTCTCTAAGTCCATTAACTGTTTATTTATAAGAAGTTGATTTCTGAAGTTATAAATGTTAGCATACTTCTTATCTTTTCCTTCGCACTCCTTTATCAGTTCCTCTATAGTAAATCTATCTTCAGTTGCAATCGCAGGAAATAATTTTATAAGGGTTTTTGCTGCTATACCTCTTACCCCAGGTACGTTATCTCCTTTATCCCCTACTATAATTTTATGGGTTAAAAAGTTATGGGGTGGTATACCGTAATCGGTCAGGACTTGATATGGGTTGTAAATAATTTTCTTTACTGGACTGAAAACAGTAACATCTTTCTTTACCAATTGGAGGTAATCTTGATCAGTCGATATAATAAATACTTTATCTTTAAATTTCCCTGTTAAGAAGCCTATTACGTCGTCAGCTTCAATTTTATCTACGACTACGAGATCAACAGGGAGACATTTGAGATAATCAATTAGACGTACTATTTGAGCAGTTATCGATTCTGACTCCTCTTCTTGGTCGTCAAAAGCATCCCAATTAGAAATTTTTGTAATATGTCTATTAGCTTTATACTCTGGATAAAGATATCTCTTGTTAGTAGACCCCCCTTGTCCGTCAAACACTAAAATAACTCTTGTCGGATGCAATTGTTTTATCAGAGACCCTATAGATTTTAAAAATCCCCCTAAACCTCCGATATGTGCCCCGCTTAGATTGATATGACTAATAGCTGTAAAGCTACGAAGGAAAGTATTTAAAGAATCAACAATAAGTACTCTACTATTCTTATGTAACTCTACCGGCTCTTGCTTCTCCATCTGTTCAAAGATTTTCCTGTAGTCCATTTTTTTTTGTTTTGCGATTGGATTTGCAAGCCTGTCCGCTATCCTTTCACGTATTATATGAATATCTTTTTCGGTAGGCGTATAACCGTTCATTAACTCTTGAGGTATACAGTCCCATGACTTTAAGTAATTCTGTACATTAAATCCTCTTGATATGCATTCGTTGTATAATTCAATATACCTCTCTTTTAAATGCCCTAATTTATCGTAGAAAAAAGATACATGACCTTTTCCTAAGCTAAATTCTTGAGGTATACTACTAAGATTAAATCTACCTTTAGCTACAACGTTCGGTATACGTTTTAACTCTCTATGTTCAGCAATAAGATGCTTATTTGTTAGTTCTTTAGGTGGTATACCTAAGTTTATTCTTGTCACAACTTTAATTCAAACCGAACATAAGCTATTCTTCAGTAGGATCAAAAACGTCTTTGTTATCTTCGTCAGTTTCAATAATTACATCGAAATCTTTAGAGCCAAGAGTTTTAAGCCAATCTTTTGAATATTGCTTCTTATAAGCATCAATTGCTTGTTTTGTATCATCAATAAAGCCATGAGCAGTCATAATTACCCGTCCAGTAGATGTAACATCATTTACGTGATTCTTATCGCAACTTATTTTAGTACGTTTAGCAAATTCAACGTCCTTTCCGTTCTTAGTTGCTTTAATCTTATTAGTTCCTGAATTAGTTACATTACCAAAAGTAATAATTAGAGAAGCATCAAAATACATTGTATCACCGCCTTTATTTTTCATCTTAGGCTGGGCCATAATATTCTCAGCTTTAGCAACCCAGATTTTATTAACCGCAAGCATAGTATTAGTATAAGGTTGGCTTTGTTTGCGTGATAAAACAATCTTTTGATTGATAAAATTACCAAACTGCTGTGACATAGAACCTGCATTCCACTCATTATTATTTTTATTAGACTCGACTGATAAACGGCAAGGAATAGATCCTACTGAATCCCAAAGAAACAGTAAGTTGTAGGGTAGATTACCTTTCTTTTGTTCATCAAGAAGATCTGCAATAAATGCTGCTACATCTTCGATAGTATTTAGTCTTTCTCTATCTATATAAATAAAAAACCCTTTGTAATCAGCAACCTCACCTTCCTCGTTAGGGACTTCTTCGAATACAAGTCCCATTTGCTTAGCATGATCCCAATTCCATTTCATCTCAGTAATAATAAATACAGGTAAGATACCAGTCTTTTGAGCGCTAACTGCAGCTTCTAAAAGAGCAGTAGTCTTACCAGTATCTGAATGTCCACGTAGCAACGAGATATGCCCAACCGGAATACCGGGGATAGAAAGACAGTCTTGAAAAGCCTTTGATAAAGGAATCCAAGTTTGCTCTTTCATTTTTATTGAGGTACTTGAAAGATTTTTAGATTGAATAAACTTTTCTAAATTAAAAGTACCTTTAACAGCTCCCGCTATACTTTCGTTTAACGAGGCTTTAGCTAGTTTAACCATAAATATTTACTTAAATAGATCATCGAATTCTTCGTCAATGCTAGGTTTAGCCTTTGGAGTATTTAGAGAAAGAGAGCTTGGTTTTGCAGGAGGTGTAGCTTCCTGTTTAGCGGTAGGAGGAAGCTCTTCAGAGGTTTCTTCTGGATTCAACCATCCAAGTAGGGCTTCTTTCATATCTTCGTAGCTATACTTCCTGAAACTACTAAATAAATCCGGTTGATTTGCTAGCCACTTCTCTACCTCTTTTGAATCTTCAGATAGTGGTGTTGTTTTTGTACGTACTCGTACTTTCGATTGGTTAAAAGAAGTACCGTTAGTTTCAGGCCCGGTGGTTTCGATAGTTATATCGCGGCCTTGAATAATGTCAGTAAAGTCTCCGATATCAGGATCATCAGCTAGACTTAATAATTCAGCATAAATTTGCTTGCCGAATTCCCAAAGGCGTACACCTTTTTCTTCTTCGCTGCGTACGATAACAGGAGTAAATACACGCATCTTTGGTTCTAATTTACGAGACATAATCCAGTTCTCTTTATCGCCGCTAGAAGCAAGCTGTTTGGAAAACTCTACAATAGGATCCTTTTCCCCGTAGTTAGTTAAGGCTAGCATTACCTTGTTTCCAATACCGTAATGGAACATTACCTCTTTAAAAGGATTTGATTTATCCCATAAAGCCGGAACAATACGGACAACATGCTTACCTATTGACGGTTTCCATAAAATAAGAGACATATCTCTCTTTTGACCGCTTTGCCTTTGATTTTGCAAGGCGGTTAGTTTAGACTTAATTGCGCCTAAATCCATACCCATAACTTATAGTTTTAATTAAAAATAGGTTTAAATGAGAATATAAGAAAAGGTCCTCAAACTAACAACTTATAGATTGATTATTTTGTGAATCTTTGTGGAAAGCTTTTTAAGTTCGTCGCCTTGAGAAAGGAGGACAGTATTTCTGAAATCATTCCAGTTTATTCTAAATGATATATCAAGTACACCTTCGTTAAGTGATTTTATAAGAAGATTAAGACTGTTAATAGTATATAACGTATTTGTCTCTTTCTTTCGATGTAAAAGAATTGTATTAGGTAAAACTTTTGTAGTGGAATTTTCAACTTCAATATTATAAGTACACAGAAGCTCTTCAGAATCATAAGATTCAAGCACAAAGATCTTACTGTACATTATTGAGTACTCTTTCTGGATTATAGCTAATGTATCTTCTAGCTTGTTTTTAGGAGAAAACGTACAAAATAACTTATTTTTCAATTGTTCCTGCGTTAATTCAATGTATGCCATAATAAATATCTATAATTACTTCTAAAAGTTATAGTTGTATCCTTTTTGTGCTTTAACCCTATATCCATCTTGTTCTAGCACTTCTTTTATTTGCTTTAGAAATCCTTTTCCGTCCTCAGTTGAATAGTCAACAAGAATTGAGTCGTAAACTATTAAAATTACTTTGCTTTTTTTACCTTTGAATAATATACGTAAATCATTTAGCTTTTTTACGTTATTAACAGTTTCTAGGCATTGAACATAGTAATTAAAAAGTTTTTGCGGGTTAGCATTCTCTATCTTTAATTTTCTTTTATTTGGTAGTTCTAAAAAACTATTTCTTTTATATTTTACCCATACTGCTTCTAGTAACTGATCAACCTTAAAAAACAACTCTATATTTTTATATTTCTCTTCGATTCCGTTATAGAGTTGCCTGAAGGTTATTTTCTTAGATTCTTGGTACTCTTCAGGTGATAGTTCTTGCTTTCCGAAGTATTGCTTACCTAGTATTACATGTATAGATTCGTCAGAGGGAAGCGGTACGTTTAACATGTTAGCTATTAACCTTATGTGATAACCATCAAAATCAAATTCAATTAAGATATCATTTTGAGGTATAAAACTTGCTCTAGAACCATTTTCTTTATTTAAAGCAAGAAAATTAATTCCATTAAAAGCATTAGTAGGTCTAGAAGTAATATTATAAAGGTTGTAGCTTGTATAGATTCTATTATCTTTAAAAGATCTAGCCTTCCATGTAGGTTCAAAAAACTTATCAAATACCCGTTCATTTACTGTTATACCTTGTTCTTCTACCCATTTATAGGCTTCGACATACTCATTTTGCCATTTCTGATCGTTTTCAGATCCTACATAGCTCTTAACTGTTTCAAATATAGATTCACTCTTTTCATAATGCTTTGAAATAGGTATAAGAGTATTTACTTGCTCTTTATATTTAAACTTATTATAAAAGTCAAGATGTACGGGTGTATTAAATTGGAGATCTTTTATTTCTCCTGCTTTATCTAGGATATTAAAATACAGATCTATTCCTTGCGGAATATGAAAAAAATAAGAATGCCATTTTTTATCTAGTAAATATACTTTTTTAATATCAAAAATTAAATTTTGTATATCGTCAAGACTTAAGGAAAACCCTTCAGAATGGTTTATAGGAAAAATGTATCCTTTTTTAAAATCGTTATAATACAGGACGCATGGAGATGTTAGTAGTGGGTGGGTTTCTTCGGAAAGTGAAACTAGATCTATAAAACATTGATTTGTTTTTGGAAGATGTTTTAATTGTTCTATAGTTTCGACTATATAGTACATAACATTTATTTATAACCTTTATTAAAGGTAAATGAAAACAAGGTCTAATTCAACTTTTAAGGAGTTATTTTTGCAAACTTCGTGTAATCTTCACCTATAAATTCAAGCAATCCGTTAAAGACTTTGTTTTTTGCTTCAGTAACCCGTTTATTAGTATTATATACTCCGCCCTTAATTTGATACTGAGATACTCTTGTATCTTTTAGCGGACCGGTTAATTGCCACAGCATATCTATACTTTCATAACCTAAAATATTTTCAACAGCAATATCACCGTTTTGTATTTTTGTCCAATTGATTTTTGATATTTCAAAAACATACCCGGGACCACTAACTGTCTTTGCAAAATACCGTGTAAAATAACCACGTGCATAATCATCAGCTTGCGGATCAGGAAAATAAGATGTAAGCTCAGTAAGTACTAAACTACTTCCTTGGCTATTCTGTATTCTTGACGCTGCATAAGGTCCTGATATTTCAAGATTCTGTCCTGATAAAAGGGATCTTTGGGAGGCTAGTAAAGATGCATCAGTTAGTTCGGGTTCATTGATAGGTGTTAGAGGTAAGTTTGCACCTAGTACTGGATTTATTCCTGTAAAAGATCTACCGTTATACAGTGTATAATATCTCCCTGTATACGGAGTTTTATCAGGAAGCAAAAATTGATTACCTCTAGTGTATTTATTTTGCTGAATTGCTGCTAATGGATAATATCTTAGTGGCATATTTAAATCGTTATTCCTATAGTTCCGTAGTATTGTCTAAGTCTTGGAATAGCGCTAGCGGTAGTTTCTTTCCACTTATTATCACTCCATAGCTTATATTCCTCATTTGCTTTACTTATTATCGCCTGTACTAAACTAGCAGGGGGTCTTAAAATAACAAAAAACTTAGGGTTTTGAGCAGTACCGGTCTGAAGTTTTCCATCTATAAGCGGAATAGAATATTTGCTTACCGTTTCGCTTAAATTACCTCCCACACCGCTAGCGCTATTGCCGCTTACGCTAACTACTATATCCCCGTGGGAACTTCCTGACCATGGATTTGTATTAAACGTAAGATTATTGTCTCGGTTTGCTACTATTATATCACCTGCTTTTACTATATTGGTTGCTGGATTTAAAATCTCAAAGCTTCTGCTACTGTTTCTTAACGATTGTGCATAAACCGTATGTTGTGCGTTAAAAGGAAATGATACTCCTGCTTGCTTCATAACATAGCTTATAAATCCAGCACTCCATGGCGTTGTTCTAATTTTTTCAACTACACTATTTCCGGCAGAAGCAGGTGCTGCGTATTCGCTTTGTTTTTTCTTGAGTGCGAAAGTTGTAAAAGTACGTAAAAGTGAATCATCTCTCAATTTAATCATCTGACCTTTTATCTTTGTTAGCCATTGATTACTGTCGACAGTATGTGAGAGTCCAGTAACAATAAATCCTACTTTTGTATATCCGTCTTCAGCTCTCAAAGATAAAGGCAATCTACTTTCCGGTATTGTAAAAGCATTCCCCATTATTATTCCGCTTATACCATCTATTTCAATTTCGAGATCGGCGGGTATAAACGGTGCTGCTGTAGTTGTAATATCTGAAGACTTAACTTTAGACATTCTTTCGATATAATAGTTTTTTGCCATCTCGATTCTATCTTCAGCAAGCTGAGCGTTAGAATAAATACTAGCGACATGGGCATTGAAAGTATCGGCTGCTTTTTGATCGTTAGATGCTTGGTTTACTTTACTAGTGTCATTATTGTTAGTTCCTTTATTTTTATTAGAAGGGTCTTGAATAATCGGTTTATATCTGTCTTGAAAATTTCTATTTAAATAGCTTAAAGAAGAATGATCTTTTGCATTAATTGATCCGGTAGCAGCTTGAGCAGATATTGCTATCATACTAGCTAGCTTAGTAGACATAGTTGTCCTAAATTGAAAATCTCTAGCTAAACTGAAAGTTCCATTAGGTTGATCAAGTCCAAGACTTGGTGCTTCAAATACCGGTAACTGTCCGGATAAAATAGGATCTTTAGCCTGGTTAAGAGTATCTAAATATTTTTGTCTATCTATGAGGGACTTTTCTCCTTGCAAGTTAGGTACCCATTGATCATCTACTATTTGAACTACGTTAGCATCGTCCCTATAAGCAACCCTTAAGGTATTTATATTACCTAATGATTTATTAACATCAGCAACTATTCTCTCAAGAAAAGGCTGTAAGTTTACTGCATGTTCTTTATCTGCTCCGGCATATTCTCTGACAAGTCTTAATAAATAATCAACGTTTAAAAGAATATTCATTATTTTACCTTGGTAGGGATTAGATAAAGATTTATAAAATAGTTTATAGCTATTTAAGGCTGCAGTAATTATATTCTGGTTTTCGGGATCAAAAAAACCGTTAGTTTTTATTCCTTCTCCAAAAAGTGATTTATAATCGGTGTCAGATGAATTAAAAGGTATCAAGCAAATGTTAGGATCGATCGACATCTGCTGTGGAGAACTTAAACAAAAATTCGTTTCAGGATTAAAATCAATATAAATGTATGGTCGCTTTTCGGTTCCTGCTGCTTCTTGAAAAGTAGATGTTTGTAACTTTGAATCGTATATCAAACACATATTATTTAGGAAGGCAAGTAAGTATCCAAATTGCAGATATACAGGTAAGCGTACGGTATCTAAACTACCGTCCGGTGCCTGTTTTGGATATCTAACTACGTAAGCTTTGCTGAGAGCTTTGAAGTCAACGTCTGGGATAATAGTTAATCCATCCAAAAATCCGCCTTCAACCACTTTGTCGTCAGGATATGCCAACAAATCACTATTAAAGCCTCTCTTTGCGTATTGAGTAATATCAAATCTACTGCCTGGTATTATCTTATTGACTGATGTATCAAAAACTTTATCAAATATTCCGGCTTTATAAAAATCTTGCGTAATTGTCGATATATCGGCTTGTATAACAGGTTTTTCGAGCTTTTCACCAGCAGCAATAACTTGACTCTCTGACTGCACTATCGCAAGCATAGCATGTAAAGCTGATTGAAATCCTTCAGCAGAGTCTATCTGCTCTGTATCAGGTTGATTAACTTGCCCAGCAGTATCACCAGAATTAGGTTCCTGTGCTGGTTGAGATGTAGGTTGTTGTGTTTGACTAGACTCAGCTGATGACAATATAAAGCCTGGATTGTTAGTTTCAAAATACCAGTTGATCTGTACTGGTGTTGTTCTATTTCGAACAGTAACCGGAATAGATATTTGGAAAAATCCTTCTATTTTTACTAATCCTCCACTCGTTGCTTCGACGCTAGAAACAGTTGCACTTCTATCGTTCAGAGCCCATTTAGCTAGTGCTTCGAGTGCTAGTCTTCTTGAAACAGGAAAATTAGGTTCCGGTCTAGGTATTTCTGCCCGTAAATTAAAGAAAATCTCTTTCTTTATACCTGTAGCTCCTAGTTCTACAGGGTATTTTATAAACAATCCTGCTTTATTATCTTCTTTATTACCGCGTAAAGAGGTAGTTAGTATATCATCAAGATTTAGGTCAAGAACTTGGCTTCCTAATACATAAAAACTAGAAGCATCTTGAAAAAGTTTAACTAAAGGAACTTCAGGTGCAATTTGATCTTCAGCGGCATTACTGATTCTTTCATTTATTCGTGCAAGATTTGGAAAGTTATCTAAAAAATTACTTATTGAACCTCCACCGTTTAGATTGAATGTAATTAATGTAGGAGTAACAGTATTAATGTTATAATAAACGTTACCTCTAGAGATCCATAAGCCGCCAAATTTTAAATTTGCAGCTTCTAATTTCCCAAGATTTATACCGGCTGCTGGTTTTTTTAAATCAACAAATTGAGCATCAGAGTAGGTAGCTGTATTTGAACTATTGAAACTACTGATCTCAATTGCTCTATAATCCAGTATAAACTGTTCAAATGAAAGGTTGCTAGGTCCTGAATATTTTTTTACTATTTCCCATAATTGGGTAGAGTTACCTGGTAACGACTCTAGGTTATTATCATCTTGAGTATCAGCTGCTGTTTGTGTTACTAGTGCTGCTACTGTTTTAGTAAGTTCCGCTAAAGCATTTTGTTGCTCTTTAAATTTTTTTATTTGCCCATCAGGAAGGGTGTAGGATTGATTGATCCTGACTGAATCCATAATAGCTCCAAGACCAATTAGCCTTAAAGTACAGTCATAGCCTCCATCTTGGTTAAAAGCCCAATTAAAATTTGAAACTATACCCAACATTCCATCATAGTTACCAGAAGTTCTTTTCGACTTTCTAGCAATATCTTGTTGAACAGTTTCTTTAGTTCTTCCTTCGCTAAAAGGATTATCAATACCATAGATATCATTAGAAACGAATATTCCTGTTGGAATTTGACTGTTATTAGAGTCTTTATTACTAAAGTACTGTGAATGTCCCCATTCTAATAGCATCGAATACCCTAATCTAAAGTAGAGTGCTTCAATTGCGTTAAGTTGGTTCATATTCCAGACTTTTAAGCTTATAGTTGCTTGCCGTAAAGAACCTAAGCGTCCGGTCGTTTCTACTTGTACAGAAACTAATCCGGGTATTGGCCTGAAGCCTAATTCTTCAGTTCCGCCCAATCCGTAAGCACCGTTCAAGCCTATACCTTTTCTTAGTGAGATACCATTACCTTTCTGTATAGAAGTACCAGCTTCGAGAATCCAATTCTGTGCTAGTGAATTAGGATTTTGATAATCGCCTGGATCAAGATTAAGTCTTGAAAAAAAATTTTTTCTTTCGTTGCCACTGAGTATAATATCGACTGAAGATGTAAGGCGTGCCCATCCAGTTTTATTTGCAAGAAATAAAACCTCTTCGTCGGACCTACTGACAGTACTATTACGACGTGCTCTTATTGCGAGCTGTCTTAAAACGTCATCATTGAAAGGCGCTCCAATAACGTTTGATAACTTAATAGCCATTATTTACTAAGTTATAATTATTTAGTATGGTCGATATATTAGTTGGTATTCTTAATTGAACTCCAATAGGTGGATAGATAGAATCTCCTGGTAAAGAGTTAGCGGAAGCGATTACCCACCAGAGACTTGAATCTTGATAGAAATCGAATGCAATCAAATCTAATCTATCGTTTACAGTAGTAATTACGTAATAATCAGTATCTGTGGGCTGAACGGTTGGATAAACGTTTGTTTGATAATAAACACTCCCTGTTAAGTTTAACTTAGTAATCGGTATATTTTGATATCTTGATTGCATATACTAACTAAAACGGGCTATTAATATTTTCTAGGGCTTCACGTGCTACTGATAGTTGAGCTCTTGTGCCGCCTCTACCGCTTACTCCCCTTGGCGTGGTGTCTACTTCTTGCTGTACACGAGCGCTGTCAGCCGTTCCTCCTCTACTATTTTCATTTGCAGTAGGTGCGCTAGTTATAGGTGTTATAGGGTTGGGATTTCTAGCAGTATCTTTTGCTCTATCAGCAGGTGTTTTTGCGGTAGGATCAATAAAGTGATCTTTATTTGCAATAAGAGGTACAAAAGGATTACTCTTATTGACTCTTCTCGGAAGGATATCCATAATTGGTTTGAAACTACACTGAACAGTCACCATATGAGGTAGCTGTCTTACATCATCTTCGGGTCCAAACTGGTTTAGTAATATCTCCCATGGAGTATTTGAATTATCGATAGTTACATTTACGTTTTCTAAGAAGCCTGGCACTCTATAAAGATAGTCTCCAATAGTTAGTCTAACAACATTACCACGCATTAAATTATACTCAGGTGAATAGTCGGGATAAACTTGAGATATAAGCTGATTTAACTTTGTATACATCGGTAGCATTTCTTGTCTGCTCTGGGCAAACATCTTAAAACCGAATCCTATAGTTCTATCAAATCCTTGATAGGTTCTAAAATTCTCACCCCTCCCTAAATACTTAAAGGTATTATACTCGCCAGTATTAGTATCGCTGATTTGACCTTCTATGAACGCTCTAAAAATTAACGCAGTAGTAAAGCTTAAATTATCATTATCTATACACTCGAACGCAAATTTTATGATATCCTTCGATTCATTACCTGCTACTACCCACGGGTCTTTGTTTGAAGGATCGTAGAAGAACTGGTTTGGATTCTCGGCTCCCTTAGCTAGTAGGTTAAGCATATTCAACGAATCTTCTCCGTTGTTAGTAGTATCAATATACCTAGCTCTGACTCTAGCAGCACCTGGATTACCGATACCTAAACCTCCTGTACCGGTAAATGGATTAGCGATATTAAAAACAAAGTAATCAGATCTAGGGGTTCCAGCAGGTAGTATGTCTCTAAAATCTCGTATAGGTTGATCGATAGGTGTACGGGTATTAGTTCCTTGTTTTGCTATCTGTTGGTAAGTAAGAGCGATAGTCGAATAAGCTACTCCTAATTTTCCTTGTACTGCAAATTTAGGATCAGGAATGGTTTCACTAGTCTTAGTTATATTAGTATCAGTGTATCTTGATATTCTAGTAAAACCTATACCGTATACGGAACCCGGCCCTCCTAAGTAATTAAAAATTTGATTTTGTACTGGAGAGATTCCTAATCTATCTACTAGAGTAGGGTCAATACCAGTACCCCCTACTTGATTTGGGTTTACTATGAAGTCAGTTGATCCTACTAGTTTAAGAGCTCTTAGAATCGAAAGTCTATTAGTAGCTTGTGTATTATTCTGTGGTGCACCTACAATATAAGCATATGTTTGTTGAGGTCTTTCGTAGATAGCAGGTCCAGTACCGTGTCTATTAAAGTGAGCACCAATACCTTGAAATTGTACTTGAGCTAGAGTGTTTAATGGATTATAAACGTTAGTGACAGGTAAAAAAGCATTACCTAAACTAGTACCTGCAAAAATCAATGCATTAGGTACCTGTATTCTAGGGTTAGTTAGCTGTAAACCTAGTTGTTTTTCTATAAAAGCAGTACCGCGCGGAGAATCTTTAAAAAATTTTTGTATTCTTTCTCTATCAATAGTAGATGTAATGATAGCTGAACCTCCAGTCAATCCATTTAATAGCTGGGTTATTGCACCTCCGCGTACTGGAAAATCAAGAGCTGTTCTGTTTGTTTGATAAAAGCGTTTTATTGAATTAGGTGTATCATTATTATCGATAGGGAACTGCACATATGGCTGTCCGCTATCGCCGCCTCCTGGTCTGTCGCCTCCGAATCTAAGGCTAGTTAAATCTGTCTTGAAATTAATTAGGGGCATCTATTTCTTATTGACAGTTTTAAGATAATTGAGATAGGTTGGTTGCGGAAGAGAATTATAAGTTACGTCAATAGGATCTTGTATTACAGGTACTACCGAGGAGGCGAGAGGTACAGAAGATCCTCTTATCACTGTAGCTACATTAGCGGGCGTACCCTCGAAAATACCCGAAGGGTTTGTTTTACCTTGTTTACTTAATTTAGATTCTTTTATTTGATTAATTAGACTCATAGTTTACGCTTTATCTAATCCTGGAATTTGATTACTTTTATTAAATATAATCGCTCCTACCTTTTGTCCGTCTAAGTATACGTTTCCTACGCCGCCATTACTTACGCTAGAAGTTTCTTTACCAGTCATCTTAGTAGTACCTGATGTGTTTATACTTGGTTGTCTTACACCTTGTTGTACGGTATTTCCTATAGAAGGAGCTGCTTCGCCAAAGTTCATGCCCCCTATAGTTTCAGATGCGCCTCTTAATCCTCCTGCAAATCCCGCAGTACCTGCTCTTACAGAGCTTGCAAGACCTCTAAACTTTTTTGAGTTACCGCCAAAAAATCCTGTCACGTCGGCTATAAGATCTAATATTGAAGCTATCATACTACCTATTATTTCAACAGCTCCAGCTAGTCTATTTATTAACCCTGTAACGAAGCCTTGTATCTTTTGGGGGTTAGTTATAAAATCTAGTATTCCGGACTTTTCAATAAACTCAATGAATATTGTTTTAATTCTATTCATCGTCTCGGTAAGACGTTCGGCAGTTGAAGTTTGTGTAATATAATTATAGGCATCCTCTCCAATCTTTTTACTTATTTCAGCTTGTGTTAAGCCTCTTTCTTTCATTATACGAAGTTCTTCGGCAGCTTGCTTTAAATTACTTGCACCAAGTCTTCTAAAATATTCCTGTTGCTTAAGAACATCTGCTAAACCATCTCTAGTCATGCCTACTGATTCAGCTATCGCCTCTTGCTGAATCCTATTCATCTTCAAATACTCATCTGCACTACCTACTTGTGTATTAATCTCTTTTGCCAGTGTTACAAGATCGTTATTAAGCGCAGCCTCTCTAGCTCTAGTTAAATTTAATTCTTTACCGGTTAGAACCTGTGCTTCCATCTCTTTAGAAATACTACCTTCAAAATCAAGAAAGCTACTAGCAAGTCCATCTAGCTGTTTTATTTCAAAGCCCATAGCTTTGGTTATTACCAACGACTTGGCAAGTTTTTCAGGATACTTCGTAAATGTTAATCCCAATATACCGGCTTGTTTACTAGCTTGATTTAATACATCTCTGAATTCGAAAGCAACACCAGTCTCAAACTCAAACGCTTTTGACTGGGCTAAAATACTCTTTGTAAGTTTTTCGGCGCTTCTACCTGTTGTTATACTAGTCTGTGCAAGAGCCTTTCTAGTTTCTAATTCAAGACCGGCAATTTCTTTAAGCTTAATATTATTTTGAAGTATATCGCCAGTAAACTTATTTCTTACACCAAATGCTTTTGTAAGTTCAACTTGGGACTCCATTAATCTGGTCTCGTTAACTACTATGTTATCGCTAGCCTTAGCTATAGCTCTGAACTCTTCTTTTACTCCACTGGCTCTATCCTTTGAAATTCCAATATTACGTGCAAAATTAGTTAATGCCTGATCCTGACCTAATACTAAATCTACAACACCTTTTAGTATACCGACTAACCCGCCAAGTAGACCGCCTATAACAGGAATCTTGCTAATTATATCTTGAAAGCCTCCAAGGAGACTTGTAGCGCCAGTACCTGAAATAGCTCCGCCACCGATTCCTACTCCACCGCCAATTCCTCCTGATACGAGATTGGATGCTTGTGCTAAAGGAGCTGTAAGATTACTCTTTACTAGTCCTCCTAAAGCTTTAAATGGAGCAGATATCTTACTTAGACCTGCTGAGATGCCAGCTACTAGCCCAGCAATACCTAGTGCTCCTAAAATTCCGGCTCCTATCTTTTTACCCCCGCCGCTACTGCCTCCTGCTCCAGTAGCACCAGTTGTGGTTGCGCCTCCACCAGGAGGTAGATTTGCACCGCCGCCTACTTTTGCACGAGCGAGATCAATTTGTCGCTGTCTTTCTTCTTTTGTTCTAAAAAGATTTGCAAGTCTACCGCCAATACCTCTCTCTTTATTTATGTCTGCAATTAATTTTTTTTCAGCAATAAGGGCATCTTTTTTCTTCTTCGCTTCGAATTCCATAGCCTTCAACTGCCCGCCTGCAGTTCTCTGTAAAGCTGTTTGTTTCTTTTTCTCTTCAGATAATTCTCTCTCAATTCGCTTAATTAAGTTTTTATTAGATGTAGTAGAATTTTGCTTTTTTCTTTCAGCTAATTCTTCTTCTAATTTCTTTATTTCTAAAGTTACCTTACTATATTTGTTTGCATCTATTACGGCTTTTCTTCCTAGTTCTTTTATTTCTTTTTGTAGACCTAATTCTTCTTGCTTTGCCTTTTTAATTTTTAGAGACATAAGAAGATACTGATTCATCAGACTTAGGTCTTCTTCTCTTATGGTACCTACTTGGCTTCTTTCAAGAGCTTCCTGTTCTTCTCTTTGTTTCTTGTTCATTTTATCAGCCATACTATACTATTCTCTAAATAAATAGCTATTTACTTCTTTTTTACCTTCGAGAAATAGGTAGGCGTTTCTGCCTTCGATTTAATGTCTGGCTTAGAAATTAAGGGTTTATCAGCTGTAACGGTTTGTCGTTCGTTCCGGATTTCTTGGAGCTTTTCTAAATGCTCATTGATAAACTTGATATTGAGACGGCGTTCGTTGATCGGCATATCCATGACTTCAGACCATGAAAAGCCTCCGCCGCCATGATAGGTAAGCTCGAAAACCTCTCTTTTATAAATTTGACGATATTCAACTCCCGGGAAAAAAAAATTCCGCCGTTAGCGGTAGGCTCTCCTCAACCTCTTTTCCCGATGATAATGTAAAGTTAACTGTTAGATCAATATCAGGAGTAATTTTAGTGATATATGCCCTTAGTGGGTTAGAGTCTTTGGCAATTAATGCATTATCAACAAATTCTCTAACTGTTTTAGGTTCATAATCTCCGTTAACAGATATTATTTGTCTTTTTAGTCTTGTAGTAATCTCGCCGGCAGTTAGGTTGGCTTTCTTGAGACTTTTTATTTCGGCTTCAATAGCCTTTTCATCTTCTACAGTAAACAGCTTAAATGATAGAGTATTTTTTGAATGAGGCAACTGAAAAGTAAATTCGTTTTTATTTTTAAAAATGCTAGTATCTACAGCTTTATTTTTTAAAGTCTGCAAATTAATAGTAATTGTTTCTTTAGTATCAGTTTCAGAATCTGTATACTCAAAGCTATACTGGGAGCCATAAGCGAGAATACGTGCTGCAATTAATAAAGCATTTCTATCACCTAATAAAAGATCCTCGAATTTTATAGGGGATTTAATAAGAGATTGAAGCATTCTTTCGATTGCTACACCTTGCTTTAATAAATTAACGTTTGTGAGAATATCTTCTTCACGTGCAGTCATGTATTTCATTTCTAAAGTTCCGGAAGAGAGAGGATTGGTGGTTTCGTAAACTTTACCTTGGGAAGGTAATTCGATAGTTTCAGTCGGGATTGTAAACTTTTCGGCCATAATCTTAATTTAGTTATATATTGATAAATATATCAAATATAACTTTTCTTACTTGATCTTAAAAATATCTCGTACAAAACTTACGCCGTACTTATAGAGATCAAAGATTATAACTAAAATTATTCCAAGGATAGTTGAGTAGAGTATAAAGAAAAATATCCAGGTTTGTTGCCATCCATCAGTCTTACCTTCAATAAAGGCTACCCAGATTAAAGTAGAAGCACCTGATATCGTCGTTAGCACAAATATAGTGCGTATAACGATAAAGATTAATGCAATCTCTAACCAGAATCTAGCTACTAGATACCCTAAAGCGATTACTGATAAACTAACGATAAATAATGTTAACCAATTCATAACTTTTATTTTATACCTAAATATACGGATTCTCCGCTTTGGAAACAACTTTTTATAGTAAAATAACCTATTGAAAATCAATAAGTTATAAACATTAATATTTCCGTAATACTATAAAAAAAGCCGCTTTTTAGGCGGCTCTCTAACTCGTTGAAAATCAATTAGATACTAGTAGTTTAATATACAATAATCCATTCCAATACCTAATTCAACTGTAATTGCGTCTTGATTGGACCAGTCATAAGATCCGAAGTTTGCAGTCTTAACGAAAGCTCCTTTAATAATCCATTCAGAAACTACATCTCCTACAGGACCTAGAATCGAAAGGTTCAAATCTTTCTTATAAAAGTCAGAATATCCGTCGCGTCCTGTTACAGACTCATGTGATAGACGAATCCATTCCATACAAGCTTGTTGTCCGGAAGGTGAAATAGGATTGTAAAGATTTAAGGTCATATCTTGCCATTCAGCCTTACCTTTAATTTTACGATATACGTTAATATGGTCTAGCTTTACTTCATTCAAGTTTATATTGGGTGCGGTAGCACTTTTAATCATGAAAGAAGGAATGCCGTCAATATACATAATAAACCGGTTCTGAACGGTAGGTTCGTATGCGGTAAACATTATTTCGTTAGCGTCTAGTACTGGCATTTTATTCTATGTTTTATATAAATATCTATTAGTACAGAACCTATTACTTTTTGAGTGCTACAATAATTTTTGGATCTAATTTTGCTAGCGGATTCTTTCCTTCTCCTTCTTGTACATTACCGCCGCCTTTTGCTAGATTTTTTAATGCTTGAGCAGCTTTTTTGATACCTGATTTAATATTATCGGCATACATTGCAAGTCCGAGGCCACCTAAACCAGCTATTCCGGTTGCTGCTGTTAATATATCGCCACCAAGTGTCATTAAGCCTTGCTCGTCTTTAACAGACAGGTTTAAAAGATCATTTGCCCATTGTCCAACTTCAATTAATCCTGTTTCAGCTGTAAGTACTTCGTTAACTTTCTCTTCAGCTGTCATAGTCTCCATTTCCCCTATTTCTTTCTTTTCAGCTACTTTACTCTTAATATTCCTTGTTGCATTTTGAAACGCTTTATCAGCAATATTGATTTGATTTGCAACGCTCCCGTCCTTCAGCTTATTCATAATGTCGTCTATGAGTTTTCCAATAGCACTAGCTTCAGCATTATCAAAATTTTTCATCATATTAATCTTACGGCCAAGATCAATAAACTTTGCTTTTAAATCTTCCTTAGAGTAAAGCGTATTCGGTGTTTTATTTTTTGATATATTAAGTCCTCCTGATTTGACTTTTCCGGCGTCGTATCTAATCTCTTTTACACCTACTTCTTTCTCTTTATGCTCTTTTTCTTTTTTCTCTTTAGTTGCTTTTACTTCCTCCATACCTGCACCAAGGTTTTGCTTAGTCTTAGCTTCAGTTAATACTTGCTTGGCAAGAGATTCAAACAATTGCTTTGATAAATGTAATCTAATCTTTGTACTATTTTTCATTTAGAATTTTTTTTTATTTTTATGCACCGAACGTTACTCCAGTTGGTAGAATGTTAAAGTCGAGTTGAATAAATTCTGCAGTTCTAGTAGGTTGTAAGAAAATAGCACCTACAAGTAGATTGCGATCAATTACATCAGGTGTATTGTTGGTTTCGTCCATTACTACACGGAAAGCATAAAGACCTTGACGTTGCTGTACGTAATCTAGATATGGATTAACTTGAGAAAGAAACTTGTTGCGTGTGACAGCAGTGTTTTGTTCAAATACTAATGTTTGTGCGATCTGACCAATAAATCCTTTTAAGGCTATTAGTAGACGACGAACATTTACTCTATCAAGTGCAGAAGCGCGAGCTTGTAGAGTCTTCTGCCCGTAGACTACTGTACCTTGTCCTGGAAATACTGCTATAGGGTTAACTCTGCCGCTGTATAATGTATTGCGTTGACCTACAGTTAAACGTCTTTCAGGCTGAATTACAGTAGGTAGGCCTCCGCGATTCAATCCTGCAGGAGCAAACCATTCAGCAGATACCTTATCATTATACTCGTATACTCCGGGGATGATTACTGAAGCAGGGACAAAGTTTAATTTTCCGGTTTCGTTAGAACGAACCTGTACCCATGGCCAATAAGTAGCACCATAACTGTTATCATAAGACTGCGCTGCTATAGTTACAGAGCTAATAGATTGGTTATATCCGACCATATCTACTACTGCGATAGCGTCGCCGCGATTTTGTACTGTTGAAAGTAAACTACTAATTATTGTGCTAGCGTTTTGATTTGATATCCCTGGTGCGTAGATTGAATCGTAAACGTACTGATCTTGGTTGGATAGTAAGTTTATTGCAGTTGTATAGTTGTCGGGGAATACGCCTTGAATATTAGTACCTGAGCTAGCGCCTGTAGAGCTAACGGTTGGAATAGCTTCAAATAGATTGAGAGCTGCTAAACCGAAGCATCCAAATAAAGGACCGCTTGCTGCACCAAATGAACCGTTCTCAGATCCGCTTCCGTTTATAGGAATGGATGCAGTATATTGTTGATAAGCAACACCTTGAGGATTCAAGTAGTTTGGCGTAGGTAAATTAACATTCTTTACTCTTACATACAATGAAGCATTTGGATAGCTTCCAGTAATCTCTAAATATTTTTGACCGTCACTATCAGTTGCTACGTTTTGAGTTTGATCTCCAATTACGTAAGCTATATAGTTATTTTGGTTAGGATCTAATGAAAGATTAGTCCAGGTTTCAAGTACTGTTTGATTTGAAGTATAATCATCACCTCTTCTAATTAATAAAGTAAACAAGCCAGAAGCTGAATCCGCTTGTGTGATCTGCCATCTAATATTACTTGCTGATCCAGAAGGTAAAATACCGTTAGTAGCCGTAGATGCACCTTGACTGTTGTTCATGATAGTTCCTACTGAAAGAGTCTCGAGAACAAAAGGAGATGTATTGGCTATACTACATGATATAAGAGATGAAGTTGCTGCAGTATAAGACCCGCTAGCAACTCTAGTCACCAATAAAGACGTACCTCCTTGCTGGAAATAATTAAAAGCAGCTTGAGAGGTCAAATATTCGTAAGTATTGCTATGGGAAATAAAAGTAGTTCCGAATTTAGCTTTATACTGAGAATATGAAGTAACGAGGGTAGGGATATTAGGCTTTCCTATTACAGTAGGACCGATTAGAGCTGCGCCTACGGTTACTGGGCCTGCTGTTACTTGAGAAAGGTCGTTTTCTCTCAGGAATACGCCTGGTGAAATTAATGCTTCTGCCATTTTTATAATTTATTTCTAGTAATAAATATCAGTCCATAAAGGCAAAACCTAATTTATTCCCAAGGAGTAACTTATATTAGCTTATGCACGAGCTATTTCGCCAGTTTCTGGGTTTATAGTGCCATCTCCATACTTTTGACCAAACTCGTTTAGCTGTGTTCGTTGTTTTACAGCGTTAGCTTTTACAGCTTCTTTTAGGTTCTCTAATTCGAGATCGAGTAATGTTCTTTGAAAATGTAACTCGCCAAGTATTGCAGCTAGGCGATTGGCTTCTGTTCGGTGAATTTGAAACTCTTGTAACTCTTCAGGAGTTAATTTTTGATTTTGCATATTATTTTTTATTTGCAACTTTTTTAGTTAATTTTTTAGCTTTTTCAGGCTTTACTTCCACAACAGGAGCTTCCTTTGCAGGCTCAGGCTTTACAAAAAAGCTCTTTAATTTGTTGAGAATGTTTGCTAGCTTCATGATTTTGAGGTTTTTTATAAATAGTAAGATTAATTAGTAGGTCTAATATATAAATATCAAAATATACGGTAGAATCAACTTACTGTAACTAGTTTTATAGAATCTATATCTACTTTATAATCAGCCGTTTATTGAAAATGTTCTCCGCCTACCCAGAATACTAGAGATCTACGTAAGCCTCTAGTAACTCTAGTAACTCTATGCATCATGTAAGAAGGGAATACAAATACAGCGCCTTTGTCTCTTGAAGCAGTAACGTAGTTGTCTCCGCCTAACCAATACTGTAAATCGCCTCCTCCATATTCATCAGGTCCAGCAAGCTGTACAACTAGAGAAACTTTTCTTAAAGATGCAGAACCAGGTCCGATGTCTTGATGCCATACGTAATGTCCGCTTTCAGATGCTAAATACTCAGTATACTGAATGTTATCAACTATATGGTGTAAATTAAAATTCCATAGAACGTCATTTGCTTCAATAACGCATGCCATTAAACGTTCATAAAGCCATTCCCATTGAGTGTTTTTTGGAATCCATTTCAAACGTGAAGATCGTATTTTCTTAGCTTCGTTGCCATCCCCAATTACAGTAGCTTCTTCAAAATTAAGAGAATTTAAATCTTGATCGATTTTACCTAACTCTTCTATACTAAACTTAGTCAAGTAGTAGTAGTAATTTTGCGGATCGTTTTCCTTCTTGGGAAAGGTGTAGGTTGTTAACATTGCTTTTATTTTAAATATTGATTTGTTTGCTTCTAACGAATTCTAGATCAAAAGTAGTTGCTGAAATAGGAAAAGCCTCGTTATTGAAAGGATTCTTATATGGATCAGTCATTCTCCAACCTTTACCCCATTTTTTATTCAAATATTCGAAATTAATTTTATTTATCTCTGAGAGACGGGTTTGAAGTTCTAAACTTGATTTTACTGTTTGACTTCCGTGTTTATAGTATTCATGTGCGAATCCATCACCATGGTAATAAGATCTAGTCAAGCTATATATACGTTTGAGAGGTTTTGCCCAGACTCTCATAGTATAATCAGCATCTTCACAGTAAGCGGGAGATAGGTTCTCATCGAATAGTCCATATTCCTGTATTACCCAGTCTTTAATTAAAAATAAGTCCCATGAACCATCGTCAAAGTCTCCGCCATATCCGTGAACTATCCCTACATCCTGTTGTTGAGAGGCTTGTACCATCTCCTTCAAAAAGCCTTCAGTAAATGCTACATCGTCGTTTGTAATAATCCAGAAAGGGGCTAGTATATACGACTTTAATATAAGATTCCATACACAAGGGATCCCTAAATTAGACGGTAGATGACAGATAGTTAGTTTATCTACAAAATAATTTTTATTCATATGCAGGTCTTCTAACTGCTGTGTTATCTCCCCTTTACCGTTGTTATTAAAAATCACGAAATTCTCTACTGGATAATCGATACTATAATATAGTCGCTGAACCCACCGAGGATTTTTCATAACTGGAGCTCCTATAACTGGTATTTTCATATCATTAATTTAAATCTATGATTTTGATCCTTGGTAATAAAATAATAAATTTTGCTTGAATTTCCAACGCCAAGGACTTAATTATATACTCTGCAAAATTATGTGCAAGTATTAGTATGTAATCTGGGGGAAATACTTTAAGGGCAGATCTATCCACAACTTTTATTCCGGTACCGGGTATATACTTACCTTGCTTTAAATTAGTATCATCTACTACATAGTCTATATGTTCATCGGTAAGTTGCATAGCATTAAGATAGATACATCCTTTAGCGGCAGCCCCGAAACCTGCTATACTCTTTCCTTCTCTTTTTAAATTTAAAATAAAGTCTCTTGACTGTTCAATATGTAGCTTAACTTCTCTTCCCCATTCTAGATACTCTTCTATTGAAGACTTCTCATTCTCTAAAATAGGTTTAACACTATAATCACATGTTTGAAAAGCCTCACCTACCCCCCCTTTATGTGTAATAAGTAGTCTCATAGTACCGCCATGAATAGGATAGTTAACGGCTTTTATGACTCTGAGATTATATTTATCAAATAATTTTGTTAACGGACCTACATTATAATAATAAACGTGTTCGTGATATACTTGATCGAATTGGTTAGTTTCGATATTAGTTTTTAAATAAGGGAATTCAAGGCACCAAATTCCGAACTTCTCTAAGCTAGCTGAAATACCCTCAACGAAACTCTCTATAGGTTCAGTATGCTGAAAGCAATTAGTAGTAACTATTAATTTGAACTGCTTATTAAGATCGCAAGCTGTTTTCGAATTCCAAAACGTATTGATAGAGTTTATCCCGTTTTTGACTGCTATTTCAGTTAGATTTTTAGATGCGTCTACATTCAAAACATCTAGTCCGGGTTTTAATTTAAGAAACGTCTTTAGTAACGTACCATCGTTTCCTCCTATATCTAAAATCTTATCTCCCTGTTTAAGTTGGAGATATACATTTAGGTAGTTAAACATCTCTTCACAATGTTCTATATAAGGATAAGATATACCTGATTTATAGGTATAGTTTGTATAAAGAATTTCTGGATTAATAATATGAGTTAAAGTGCAAAGTTCGCTTTCAGGAAAATATTGAACTGCTAACGGATAGCGGGGACAGTTCAAAGATTCTAGCCGGCTATAACATAAATTATTTACTAACGGTAGATCTCCTAAGTTAAAAAATTCAACAGGATTTTTATCACCAGTTATAGGACAGACTCGTAAACCTTTTTTAATATTCATTAATCCCAAACTTGATCAAAAAAGAATATATGAAATAATCTACTATTTTCCATATTGTATCCAAAATAGTTAACACCGGAGTGAATAAGTCCGCCATCAAATATTACTAGTCTATTAAAGATGTTTCCCACTGTATCTACCATTTCATAAGGTGTACCATCTAAGAAAGTATGCCCGGGAAACACTTTAAATCCATCGCCTAGCGGACCCCAGTCCATTTGAGTATTGTGGTGTATTTTTGTTTCTCTATGACGGTAGAAACAGGTTCCAGACTGTGGTGGTGCATCAGGCGTTAGGTAAATTACAGCTGCCCATTTTTGAGAATCACAATGGAATACTGAAGGCGTTCCTCCTGAACAGTATTGAAAGCGTCCGTTAATACCTTCATCGTACCATCCTAGACCTGTTTCGGTATGATCGGCTATTTTTACACCGATAATACTCTCAAACCTTTCCTTCAATCCGTCAAAGAAAAATTGCTTACGAGTACGCATTCCTACAGAACCTTCTCCGGGAAAGTAAGTTTGTTTTAGTGCAAAATCTCTTACTCCAAAAGGATCGTCGTAGAAGTGATCGACTACGAAAAAGCGCTTATCCTTGGCTCGGGATACGGTAAAATTATCGGCTTCAATTATTCCCCATTCTGAATCGGGATTACGATCTACATATTTCATATTTCAATTTTTAATCTTAGTAGGTACTTCGTCTAAAATATATTTACTTATGTCTTGCTTAGTTACCGAGAATGGTTCACTTATTGCATAAGACCCTCTACAGTATCTACAGAACTTAGGTATCATTTTTCTAGCCATCGTCTATTCTTCAGAATTATAGATTTTTTTAGATTTCATTTTTCAGAACTTCAGGTTTAATGCCATTTTCGCAAAACTGACAAAGTTTAAAACAGGAAAATGGAGTCGGCATAATCTCATCATATTCTTGTTCTGAGAGGTTTCCTAATATTTGATCGAGTCCGTAATCCATACAACAGAGCGAAACGTCTCCGTTAGGTAGTAAGACGTTATGATACAGCTTTTCATCACAGTTACAGGTTAGCTCTTCTTTACCATGATAAATAGTTTTGAACTTATCTTTTATATTTAAGAGTTCAGGTTTTAGAATAGATTCATGTACAAGATTACCGGCTCTTGACCACATATCACTAGGTCTGATATTATCGAATACATGCCGTACTTTTTTATGAACCGTACCCATACTCATAAGATAAAAGTTCTGAATCTCATGATTGACTTTTCCTACATGCTCTACTAATTCTATATACTTATCGGTAATAGGATGCTTTGCATAAAGTTCATCATCGGGGAGGTGAAAGACGAAACCGCCGTTAGGACCGCTAGAAAAAGGAATATGTTTAATTCTCTCGATATCAGATATTTTCATTCCGATACCGGTAGTAAAAACGGCTATATCATGCCCGGCTTCATACGCATAGATAAGCATATCGGTGCATTCTCTATGCAACCATGGTTCTGTAAATCCTGCGAAAGTAATTCTTACCTGAGTGGGTAGTTTATTTATAATTTTTTTATAATCATCTAGACTGAGGCTTTTGTTGCCCTTATATCTATCAACTAATAACCTCTGGGGACAGAATACGCAATCAACTGCACATCCTTTAGGTGGAATAGAGGTAGTAATCTCTAGCGTAGGATAAGGAGTAGATTTCCAAAAATTATTTAATTGTTTCATAGAAAAATATCCCTAGCAATCTTTACGCTACTATCTGTATTTTTAATTTTGTCTATCAATGCTCTGTCAATAAGTTGTGGGTGAACGTACCAATCTTCATAATCGCATCCTTGACGAGGTGCAATATTTGTAAGTATTAATTCATAGCCCTTTGATAATAAATATTCTCTAGATTTTTGTTTATACGATTTTGATTCGTCATTATAATAATCATGCTCGTAGGTTATTACACCAAAGCTATACTTATCAAAAGGTATTCTCTGTAGTATCTCATACGTAATAGCAGGCGGGTCGCAGTCTAACTGCAGGTAATCTATTATATACGGCATTTTGCATTCTTCAAGTAGATTAACATAATTTACTTGGGCAGCATCCCTACATACAGCCGTATTGATTCTATCTCTAAGATACCTTTCTGCTGATTCAGTTTCTATATCAATTGATACACCGCTCCAATCATACTTAGATTCTAATAGATAAGTATTATTACCGAAGAATGGAAATCCTGCACCTATCTCTAGGTAAGTACCTTTCTTCTTACCTTTATTGAGATAGAGTATAAACATATCTTGAAATGCTTCAGAATAGTTTCTATCTACTAAATTAACGTGTTTAAATGGATATTTTAACTGATTAATATTACTATTGGTATAGAGACTTAAATCTCTTGCTGATACTTCAAGTTCTTGATCTTTAGTTTTAAGGAAGGAAATAAAATCACTGTCTTCTTTCCATCCGTTCATAAACTTCAAATTATTGACAGTTGCTTTTTTATGATCCCTATCAAGAGGTTCATAGACAGATAGATAATGAAATAACCTTCTTGATTCATTGCATAAACCTGTCCACCAACTAGTTATAGCTCTCTCAAAGATTAATCCATAATATCCGGGATAAGATAGAACAGTTCGCAATTTAGTAGGAGTCCTTGTCGTCATCTTTTCTCCTATACATGCAGTCATATACCCGCTAAACCATTTCTTTTCTTCTTCGTAAAACTTACTTAGAAAATAATACCCTTCCGGGCGATGTGGCATCAAAGCAACAGCATGCTGAAACATTCCTTCTACAGAATTGTTCCGGCATCCCTGACTATTAAAGCACATACCTGCTCTTAGTAGTGATTCATACCGCATCAGATCATCGTGGGTTCTTTCAGCAGCTCTTAAATAAAATGATACGGCTGAGGCTGTTTGACCAATTTTATGATAGTGAGAACCCATGTAAAAATTAACTTCTGGACTTTCAGTAGCTTGAATGAAATGAGCTAGCATTGCATCCAGTATATTGCTTTCATCCATAAATTCGTAGAATGCAGGTAACGAATAGATATTCATCCAATCGTACTTGTGGTAGGTAAAGTTTTCGTAATTAACTTCTCTATCTACTCTAACTTTATTTTGCTTACCGCGTCTAATTACACCTAATCCCATATCTACATCAATGGTAAACATTTCTAGGTCTCCTCTAGTTTGACGCAAATTTACAAACGCTTTCCAGCAATCTCCCGTCCACATACCCCCGCGGAAAGGATTTATTTGCATATCCTCGCTGGTTGGTAACATATTGTGACAAACAATCATACCGTCAGGATTTAGACAACCTAGTGAGTTAATAATATCTCTATAAACTTGGTCTACGTGATGTAAACCGTCTATAAAAATAAGATCGAACTTCTCATTATTGGCTATAAAAAAATCATCAGAGGTTTGTTGTACTATTCCAGGACTATCAACGTATGGATCCACACCGATTTTAAAAGGGATATCTATGTTATCGAAAGTAGCCCTTTGATCGATACCTACTTCTAGATATTTTTTAGCGTCAATTTTTTTTGCTAAATAATTTATAATATAAACCTTACTCATTACAAATTGAATTTATTTTCTACAACCTTATACTCGTATCCATGCACAAAATCGGTACCGTTAAAATCTCTATTAAATTCTTCTTCTACTAATTCTACCCACGTTTTTTTACTGTTAAAATACCAAGCAGTATCGGCGTTATCGTCTTTATGTCCCCAATTCTTAACCTTTTTTAACATCTGCTCTCTATCTCTGACCCAGGAGTAGTGATGCATTACAACTTTACCATCAGGTCCGAGGATAGGGCTTCCAGGCCAGTCTCCGTGTGCTAGTCTATCTTCCTCCCATAAACGCTGGTAGAATTGCTTTAATTCAAGCTTATGATTCAGGTCCCAATTTATACAATCGCTTTTTCTTATTAATACACCGGCAGATTCTGTTTTTTTAGCTTGATAAATAGGTTCTCTAAAGTACCAATGGCAGGTAAAATTAAAACAATGGTTTTTATGTTTATTTAACTCGAACCAATCACCAAAGTTATCATCAACTATTTCATCAGAATCTATAAATAATACCCATTCGTTCTTTGCAAGATCTAGGGCAGTTTTTCTACTTAGGTTGTGATAATAAACTGGTGATTGAGAGAAGCCTTGCCATTCGATTATCTTAAGTTTACATTTATCGAATCCGGATATAATTTCTTTAGATTTTTGAAGAAGTTCAGCATCTTCAGGTTCGCCGCTATAAAAATGATCACAAATTGTGACAATTACTTCATCGCTAAACTTACTAACTTGAGTAAGATTTGCTTTCAAGAATCTAAAATCATTAGTATTGTATTGAAGTGCGGTTGATATCACTTTTTAATTATATTAGGTCCTAGTTCTTTTACTGGTACGCCTGCATACTTATGATTGGCTTTTAATGTAGATTTCTTACCTACGAATGCACTAGCACCAATCATACACCCTTCGGGTATGTTTAGTTTTTGATGTATTACTGCGTTTAATCCAATATTTGTTTTCTTACCTATCACGGAATGTCCGCCTACTTTTGCACCGCAGGATAAGGTAACATTATCATGCAATATTGCATCATGCCCAACGTGCGTATGTTTCATAAGATAGCAATTTTCTCCTACTGTAGTCATTCTATCTACACCTGCATCTATAGTAACTAATCCTGTCAGTCTAGAACCTTTTTTAACAAGTACACCTTTATTTTCTAAATCTTCTTTACCTCTCCATTCAGCAGGAAATCCAATAACGCAGTAAGGACCAATATAAACACCGTCCTCTATAACTACATTATCGGCAATGAGTGCTGTAGGATGAACATAAGTCTTATTGCCCATCGATAAAACTTTCAATAAAGGTTTTTGGTACTCTCAATAGGAATGCTGCATTATCTTGAAATCCAAAAGAAATCAAATAATCATCCTTGTACTCAGCCATTCCTATACTAAATTCTACGTCGGCATCTAAGAAATGAAATTCAGGAGTATATTTAATAATATTAAAGTCTTTATCCCATACTATAAAACGATGATGATAGACTGCATCTTTTCTACCTTCTTCACTATTGAATAAACCTACTTCATGAGTTATTGCAAAATATCCGTCTCTAAAAGGGAGTACCTGTGTACCACCTCTCAAGTCTCTAGGTAGTTCTGTATACTTACTTAAACTCACTGTTTTTGAAGTACAGGTTTCAGGATCAATTTTTACTACTTCAGTCGGATTACCCCACTTGATGTAATGAAAAGGCATATCAATAATAGGCATCCAATTTTTCTCACAATAAGAATCAGGGTCGTTTGGTGGTTCTATTCTCTTTCTGCTGATTTCTTTTACGCCGGAATTATAAACCTTTATTTCGCATAATTCCATTCTACCCTGACCATTAGTAGTAGTATCCCTTCTTACGCCAGAAAGATAAGTTCTATTATCCCATTCAAAAATACGAGCATCCTCTAAACCTACAAAGTCCCAAAGAGGTTCATAGGTATCGAATTTACTAGTGTCAATCTTAAATGATTGATTAATTTTTAAATCCTTTTTAATAGTACAATACCAATTCCAGGTTCGAAGATGTATATCATTTTCAGGATGAATATAGGTAAGGGGTCCGTAGGGGTGTTGAAATAGTTTCTTCTCGGAATGATAAAAGGTATAGTTAACGTGACGGACTATAACAATAATCTTTCCGTCCTTAACCATTACTGAAGGATTCATTAATCCGGTACCGCTAGTATGTTCAGAAGGGATGATAAGCGGGGTAATATTACCGCCTGCTTTTAAAACTTGTTTAACCAAATTTCTTTCCAAAACACTTATTTTAATTTAATATACGAAACTTTTATTTATATATAAACTATTTTTTAGGCCAAATATCCAATGGGTTGTATAGAGTTCCTCCTTGATTTAGGAAAGGAGTTAAGTTTGTACCTAAAGTTTGTCTTTCGGTTTTATAGTTTCCTTTAGTATCTTGCCAGATATCTAACAATATAAAATCGTAGGATTTAGTAGGGGTATAATTGAAGATATTGCCGCAGACGATATTGACTTTCGGTTGTAAGAATCCTGCAGATTGAATCAGATCTATACAGTCTTGATCAATCTCTACAACGTCGATTGTATCGCAGAATGGCTGTACGAGATAAGGTGCAACGCCTAATCCTAAACCACAGCATAAAATAGAGTTAAAGCTTTTACCGTACAATCCATCAAGAAATTCATCTTCGATAAATTTACTATAATCGGTGTATATAGTACCTTCAAAGGCTTTTTCTAAGTTTAGAATATTTGCATTTAAACTTGGAGAGTATTTACTGATTATTCTCCAATCTTTATTTCTAAGTATTGTTATATTAAGGTCTGACAGTAATCCTTTTCGTAAACCCGTTTTTGTTAGCATTATTTTTAAGTTTTAACATGTTTGTACGTACCCGTTTTTATCGACTGCTACAGTTATAGAAATTTGCACCGCATCCGCACTCTCTACGAAGTATGAAAATTGTACACAGGAGCCGGGATAATCGTATGTACCGCCATAGGTATTGTTTAGACTGTTTGGACAGGTATCTCCACTATCCGCGTCATAGTATGCAGGAGTTGCTACTTTACCTATTTTACGTACTCCTACATAAACAGTATTTCCTGACTGCCCTAAACCTCCTTTTGTACTAATAAGATATTCAGGCATAACTACACATTCGTAATACTCAGAACGGGCATATGCTAAATTTTCTATAAAAGTCTCCGTACCTGTATTACCGACTTTATAATATAGCCCCCAGTCAGCATAATTATCGTTATAAGGATCGGCATAGAAGTTTACATATACTGTCAATCTAGCCGGGCACCCGGCTCCATAAAAGAACCCCATATTATAAGGTGCGTTAAACTCAGGTGAAAACATGTAAACTTGGTTCCACATGGTTTCAAGTGGATATTCATCTAGGACTTTAGCGCACCCGTTATCGTACCCTACCTGCCATATGGTATCATATAGACTTAGTGCTCCTGAACCTGGTACAAAAGTTGGCATACTTACTTACCTTTTAACTTTTCAACTTCTTCTTGAAGTTCCTTAATAGCTTCAATAAGTAATACTACTATTTTCTCGTATTTAACGGCCTTGTATCCATTGTCACGTGTAGTTACTACTTCAGGTAGTACCTTCTCTATTTCTTGGGCTATGACTCCAATGTCATGTCCAATATTTTCATGTATT